ATGGAAATTCATTATGTCAATTTAGCAAGTCGTCAAGATCGAAATTCTTTAATGCAAACACAGCTTGCCAGATTGAAAAATTTTTCTGTGCATCGTTTTGAAGCCATTTGTCCAAGTTTTCAAATGTTGTACGACTTGGTAGAATCTAAAATGTTATCTCGAAAAGATTATTTTTCCGTGTTGGCCAAAAATACTTCCCTGATTACTTATGGAAGCGTTGGATGTTTTCTTTCACATTTCGAATTGCTGAAAAAATGTGTGAAAGATCAAAAAATTTTCATCATTTTAGAAGATGATGTCACATTATCTGACGATTTTGAAAACACGATACAAAAAGGTTTAGAATCGATTGAATACAAATTTGATCGTATTTATTTAGGACAGCCTTTTCCTTTATGGAAGGATCATGTAATTTCCGATTTGCAATATTTTTACAAACTTTCAGGTGGATACTACGGTACTTTTGGATACATTATTCATCCGAATCATGCAGAATTCTTGCTCTCGAAAATAAAAACCATTTACAATCATATTGACAATGTTTTTCTGCATCTACAGACACCCGAAACTATTATTTATTTATTCAAAAATCTTTTGGTAAATACTGCTTGTGAGCGAGGGCGAGATTCCAATGTATTGCTATCACGACGAGCCAAAAGATTTTCAAGCATGCAGATTCCCAAGATATTACATTTTGTAGCAGTCCCAAATATTCAAATCTGTATCGATTGTTGGTACAAAATCAATCCATCATTTGAAATTATTGTTTTTCCAAATCACCAACAAATGATTGCTTCTTTGGAAAAAACAGGAGGATATTATGTAGACTCAAATTTATGTTGCAAAATGCCAATCGACAGGATACTACAAGACACTCAAATTGTTTTGGTGAAAAATTCCGATAAATTTTATGGATGCACACCTGAGACTTTTGCCATAACACAAAACTTGGACAACATGGAAAAACTTGACAACGTACTAACATTACCCGAATGGGTTTTAAACGATGCTTTATTTCAAGTTTGTTGATTTAAACAAGCAATATTATTATAAAATAAAAAAAATGAAATTTTTACAAAATGTATTTTTACTTTGCTTGTGTGGATTGTGTTCCGCTACAAATTCATTGCGTAATGTGAATGAAATGATTACGAATCGATCCGTCATTATTGGCGACTCCATGTTTTGGAGTGGTTGGTTATTTTTTGGCGGTCAACCAAGCCCTTTATCAAAATGGCTGGAAACCTGGGCCGGACATTCGATTGAAAATCATGCTCTCGTTGGTGCGTCCTTGGAAAATGGTTGGGTTAAAAGTATTCGCGCTCAGTATGACAGTCTTAATAAACAACCCAATATTACAACGCTTATTATGGATGGAGGAGGAAATGATGTGATTAGTCATCGCGGAGATTGTGAACAATTCAATAATGCTTGTGTATCAATGATTAATAATAGTTTATCGATTGCTGCGGGAATTTTTAATTCTGCTTACCACGACGGTGTCTCCAACATTCTATATTTAGGATTTTATTATTTACCAGGCTTAGACAGGGCCGCAGACTATGCAAACCCAGCTCTTGCAGAAATTTGTAAAAATGCAACTGTAAACTGTCATTTTATCGATCCACGATATAACGCAACGACAGGAACTGGTCTACCAACCCCAGCAATGCTTGGGCCCGATGGCTTGCATCCCAATGAAGACGGATATAAATTGTTGGCAAGCATGATTTGGAATGTTTCCGTTAACAACAGTATTCCTATATAAGTTTGTTATAGAAATATTTAAAAATTGAAAAATTAATTTTTAAATCATTTATATTCAGGAATAAAAGAAACTTATGAACAAAATACTTGGTGATATTGAACCAAATCCGACACCAAAATATATGGTGCATTATGGATTTTATTTTGATTATTTAAAACTATTTTTGGCCCACATTTATGTTTATTTGGGTCCACTTATTGCATTTTATATAATGTATACTAACGGAATACAATTTTCGTTCATAGACACAATAAACATTATTCTTTTTGGCTTTTTTAAAATTCTAATTACATTTACGATAAATCATCGATACTTTGCACACAATACTTTTTCCTGTTCTAGGCCTGTCGCTGTGTTGCAAAACATGATTGCAGCGACCTCGGCGCAACGCAGTCCTGTGTGGTGGGGGTCCAAGCATGTAAGACATCACAAATTTTGCGAAAATCCTGGTGATCCTCATAGTCCTCAATTGTTTGGATTTTGGTATTCTTGGATAGGTTGGGTATTTTACTCAACCGAAGTTCATATTGATTGGGAATATGTTCATCCGCATTTGAAAACTTGGGAAATGTTTTGGGTTGATGCTTTTTCTGGATTTGTTCCTTATCTGGAACTATATTGCTGGAACCAAGCTTACAGCTTGAAAACAAGTATGTTGGTTTATTGGGCAACGATGCTATCCGTGTATGTTACTTTAGGGTTTAATGTTTTCTTACATCACGACCCTGAGCTTGACACGGAAGTACAACCAAATGGTCGGTTTTTGTGTCGAGCACACGATAAATGTCCCGCATGGATAAATTATTCGATTGATTTGCTTGGGGAAATGAATCATTATGATCATCATAAATATCCCCGAAAAGCTTTACATCCAAGTCGACTTGTTGATGTACCGTATTGGTTTTATATTTATCCTGGTGAAAAGCTACAATTATTTTATAATGTCAATCACAATGGATTAAAAATCATTAAACCGTCTAAAGAATTGCATTGATAGTTTGTCGATAAACTTTTGATTTTTACAAAAAAGATTCAGGGAAACAAATTAGTTTAATTTGTAATTGTATTGTATATAACACTACCTAACTGTCCTTTATTACTTAAATCCAAATCACCTTTATTTACAAATATATCATTAAAATAACATAATGAGTTTAATTCAATAATAGAATTATTAAATACACTATCAATGTTATCGCGAATTGGAATCTTATCTAAAATTACTTTTGCCCCCTTTTTACTAATTAAATAAGCGATCGCACCCCATTGCTCAACCATATGATATAAATTATCGTCTATTCTTTTTTTCGTCTTTTGGTATTCTTCAAATTGGTAATGTGTATATAATTGAATATATTCACTATTATTTTCAATTGCCTTATTTATAATGTGTTCAATCTTTTTTTCATCATAGAAATTTACTTCTAAATCATCCTCTATGATCAGAGCCCAATCGTTTGTGTCGTACTTTATGAAATCTTGTAATAAATACAAGTGCGATAAATTACATCCTAACTTACCTTTGAAAGAATTTTCGGTATATTCGACATATGAATCGGTAAATAAATATCTATCGAGAGCAAGCTTTTTATGCATATCAAATTCATTGACTGTATCTACCGCTTCTCGATAAACTAAATTTGATATTTGCTTTTTACATTTATAATAATTATCTAGTCTAATTTTAGATTTTGAATATACGATGCAATAAGGTATAAATAATTTACTTTTACTTTTCACTTCAGATTTTAAAGGAAAATTTCTAAAAGTTCTTTGTAATCGTGGCATCCATACTTTGCAATATAATAATTTAGAATATTATATAGATTTATATTAATTTCAGTCAGAGGTGAGCTACGATTATAAAAGTATGATAAATGATGTTTCATGCATTCTAATGACATAAGATGTTGAGATCCAGCACCAATAGCAATATCAGATTGACTAACATTATTTGCAATTTGCATTTTTCTTTTTTCTAAATTTTCATTCCAAGGAAAGTATCCTAGCCAGACGATTTGTAAATCATCAATTATATTAAATGGTAAATTTGTTAGGTGTCTACCAGGATGATAATGACCATGTGAATAATTATGAAGAAAACGATATCCAGAACCTGGTCTATCATTATTTCCATACCTTAAATTATTGTTTAATAAAGAACCAATCAACTCATTTATATTTTCCGGATTATAATTTTCTAGTAAGTAGGGACTGTTACTATTAATTGCTAAACAATAATTTTGATTTTGATAGTTTGAAATATCAAAATTTTGACTTATAAAAAGAAACTCCGTTGTATTAAGTACTATCTTAAAACCTTCTATATTTTTCTCAATATCATGGATCTCAGAATCAATCAAATCAGATTGAAACACAGGTTTTCCATCTGATAAATTTCTTGTATTTACAATTGTCCAATGTGGACATTTTTGTTTGATTATTTGGACAGAATTGTCAGTAGAACAATAATCAATGATAATTCCATTATCAAATATTCTTGAATGATGATCCAACCAAAAAGGCAACAAATACTCTTCATTGAAAATGTGACTTATGACTGTCAATTTCATTCTATATTAAAAAGAAATATATTTATTAATTATAGAAATGCAAAGTTATTTAGATAATTGTCTGATAACAGGAGGATATGGTATGATTGGAAGTACTATAAACTTTGGAGTAAAACCTACCTCTACAGAAATGGATATTACTGATTATAATTCGATTCAAAATTACACATCTAAACTACCATCGATATCTTGTATATTACATTTAGCGGCTTTAAATTTGAGAGACTCTGAGAATGATTATAATAAAGCTTTAAATGTTAATGTAAATGGAACTATTGAAATGTTGAAAGTCGCCAAAAAATTAAACATACCTTTTATACTAGTTTCAACAGGAGCTGTTTTTTCTAGTACAAATCCCAATTACAGGTTTGATGAAAATCATATACTATGTCCAAATTCCAAGTATGGAAATACAAAATCAATCGCTGAAAATGTAACATCACTTTATGATAAAAGCATTATTGTAAGAACAGGTTGGATGTTTGGAGGAAACCAAAAAACTCATTATAAATTTGTCGAGCAAACTATCAATAATTTAGTATTGAATAAACAAGTAAAAGCTTCTAATGATTTTTATGGATCTCCGACTTTTGTTTTTGATTTTATTGAAAAATTAAAATATCTAATCATAAATTTAAAATTTGGTATTCACCATGTTGTAAATGAAGGCTTTGCTTCAGGATATGATATTGCACTTGAAATTTGTAATTTTATGAATAAAGATCCTAAGCTAATAAATTCTGTTTTATCACAAGATGTTCCTAATTCAGGACCAAAACGAAGTAATAGTGAAATGTTAATAAGTAATTATAAACATAATCAAATGCGTAATTGGAAAATTGCATTACTTGAATATGTGAATTATTATCTTGGGGATACCAAAATCGACAAGGACAATTCATTAATAATCAAACCAAAAGTATGGAGTAACAGAGAAAATTGCAGATTATGTAATAGTACAGATTTAAATGATTTTTTTAATCTAGAACCAACTCCTCCAGCAAATCATTTTAAAAAATCTCCTCAAAAGGTTGATTCCATACCACTTGATATTTGTATGTGTAATTCATGTAAACATATCCAGTTAAAACAAATTGTTGATCCAGATTATCAATATTTAGACTATTTCTATGTATCCTCTACTTCCAAAACAATGACTTTACACTTGCAAAAAAGTGTTGACGAATTTACCAAATATTTAAATTTATCGAAAGAAGACTGTATTTTAGAGATTGGAGCTAATGATGGCACATGTATCAAACATTTAATGGATCAAGGGTTTACGAATGTCATTGGTGTCGATCCAGCAATGAATATAAATGACAGACATAACTTGCCGATAATTTGTGATTTTTTCGGTTCAAATATTATTACAAAGTTAGAAAGCAAGTATAAACCATTAAAACTCATTTACGCTTTTCATTGTTGTGCACATATTGAAAATATAAAAGATATATTCCATACAGCAAATCAACTATTAGATGATGAAGGTTCTTTTGTGATTGAAGTCGGGTATTTTTACCAAGTATTTATTAATAAATTGTTTGATGTTATTTATCATGAACATATTGATTATCACACTGTAACAGCCATGAATGTATTTTCACAAAAAATGGGATTTACATTATATAAAATATCGGAAAATACAATTCAAGGAGGATCAATACAATTCTTCATGTCAAAGAATAAAAATATAATTATTGATAAAAGTGTAGATTTGACAATACAAAAAGAGTCGGAAGTTAAATTATTTGATTCAAATAATTTACAGGGTTGGAAGACGAATATCATACAAAATGGAAAAGATATTAATTATTTACTCAATAGTCTAATACAAAACGGAAAAATTATCGCAGGTTATGGTGCATCTGCAAAATCAACAACTTTTTTACACCAATATAATTTATCAAATCACGTTATAAAATTTATAATTGATGATAATATTTATAAACAAAATTATTATACTCCTGGATTAAATATACCGATTAAAACAATTAATATATTAGATTTAGAAAAGGTTGATTATATAATTATATTATCGTGGAATTTTTGTGAAGAAATTATTTCAAAATTAGAGAAATATATTAAAGTTGGCTTGAGAATTATTGTTCCCTTTCCTTGTATAAAAATTATGTAATTCTTATATAAAGAAAACCCCAATCAAATTTGAAGACTGGCAAAGTTTACATTAAATCATAAACCTCTAGAATAATTGTATTCACAATCATCAAGGTATTCAAAAATTTTGGATTTTTAATTGTATATAAACAAATAAATTACAAATCGTATAATAAATGTTTGATCCATCTTTAAAAGTCCTGGCAGAAAGTTTTATTTATGGTCTCATTTGCCGTAAATGCTATCATAACAATCCAACAAATCGCAAAACATGTCGAAAATGTAGCTGGCCTGATTTACGAAAACAACACCGTCTAAAGTGAAATGTGACGATACAAAAAATTAAATTTTGGTAATAATAGATGTCCACATTTATCATTACAAAAAAAGAAAACAAGTCTTGTCAAGAGTTATTAACGACAATTCTACTTCCGATGATTGGAAAACCGCATCTTTTAATTGATATTAAAGATCGGGATGATTATTGTTCTTTTTTTGTTTCTAAAAAAGAATAAATTGATTTTATAATTAAAATGTTTTGAACAATCCTTGCAAGCTTTAGCCGAAAGCATTATCTACGGACTTATATGTCGAAACTGCTATCACAATAATCCCGCTCACCGTAAAAGTTGTCGAAAATGCGGCTGGTCAGATCTTAGAAACCAGCTTCGATTAGAGTGAACTAATATTGGTTTCACTGATTGTATATTGACATGATGTCCCATTACACTTGGCAGATGAATTATATCCACATGGAGGTGACTCCAACCAATTGAGCCCACCCGTCCAAACACTCCATACAAAAACATTACCACTAGTCGCCGTAGTAACCATTTCTTGTCCCAACGCAGCAAGCCATCCTTTATATTGTTCATTTGTGGAATCTAATGTTTGTCCAATTTGATTTCCATTTTGTTCTAAAATAAGTTGAATACTAGTCAATTCTTCATTGATAGCGTTAAATTGTACGGAAGCACTAAAAACTTTGGTTGTATTGATGACATATTGAGTTCCAGGTCCATACAATAATTTGACATCTTTTTGCACACCGGACAAATCTTTGAATAAATATCTTGGGTCACTAATAGTACCTCCATACCCAACAGGAGGAGCTCCTCCACAATCACCGGAAGCGCGATGAAAAGTACTATGCCAACAATATTGGTTGGCTTCCATAAAATCTAATTCAGTCGTACTTGTCCAAGTTGCACAAGCATCTTTGTATTTATCACCATTGTGCAAATAAACAGAATAAAAGGTGGCATTAAGTCCGCATGGTACATTAGAAAGGTCAACATTCCAAGATAATTTGCTCCCCAATAAATCAAAATAATAATAATTTCCTTCAGTTCCGGTAGGGCTAGTCGATAGACGCAAGCTTCCTCCAACACCATAATTCAAATTCATCGAGTCCGCGTTTGTAGAAACACCTTTTGCATAATCACTTTCAACACAAAATAATCGATAAGATGCAGGTATATTATTTTTTAAAATTTCCAAGTAAAAGCCAGACATTCTATAATTACTCAATATTATTTTATCGATTTGGGACAAGTTTTAGTCATTTTATCTCGTAAATAAAATACAAAAGATACTCGTGTACCGGTTCCTTGAATTTCTGAATTACAATGCCATTGATGAACATCCATCGCTAAAAAATCTCCATCACGGCAATCAATTCCAAATCCATACTGTGGAAATAAAGTATATCCTCCTTCATAATCACCTTGACTTGCCACCACTAAATTACCAAAACCTTCTTTATAATCTCCGCCATCTTTATGGAGTGCGGTCCTAAAATTTTTGTTGACCGTAACAGTCGTAAATACCGTTTTTGGTATACAGTATTTTGGATTTATTTTTGATATTGCTTCCTTTTGGGCTTTGTAACGATCGGGAACCAGTGATTTGAAGAATTGGTCAATTTTCTGAAAAATCGGGACAGCGCTTGTATATTTTTCCAAATTTTGAAAAGTATATGCGGTTTGACGACATTTTTCATCCAAATTTGGTGCATGTATTCGTCCAAAATTGGAAACCGAATCATAAAATCCCACAATACCGCTTCGGGCTTTGGTAGTCAAAACTTGTAAAGGTTTTCCACTTGATTTGGAAGTAACATACTTGTATTTTCCTTCTGGTGGTATTCCGGATGCACTGGGGCGAGTTTTGCCAAGTTTTGCCGCGTCGTGTAATTGAAATAATGTTTTTGTTTCTTTCGGTGTTAATAAATTTTTTCTAAATTTAACGATAATCTGATCATTTTCATCATAAATATCGACATTCGACTTGAAAATTTTAAACTTTTCTTCACTAATAAATTGTCCATCCAATATTTTGATATCATCGTCATTAATTACTTTACTAGCAACAAATTCCATTTTATTTTACACAAAAAACATTTGTACACGCTGGAAAATAATTATAATATTCTTCATTTTCTTTAACCTTGTCGTAATGCACACGACTAAAGTACTTTCTTAAATTATTAATAATGCTTAAAAATCTGGGAATAGATCTATCAATATCAAAACTATATTCAAATACTAATTTTTTTATATTAGCTTTTGCATAATCATTTGGTGTCAAAGATTCTAAAATCTGAATTTCAGCACCTTCAATATCCATTTTTATACAATTTGGTTTGTATTTTGCAAGTACTTTTAAAATGGGTTGCACGGGTACATTGATTGTAGAGCGCCCACGAATCGGGACCAGAGTATGTCGATATTTATTATATTCCCCTTTACATATATATAAAGGTAAAACACCCTGAACTGTTCCAACCGCTTGTTGTAATGTTTTAAAGTTTTTGGAAAAATTGGCTTGCAAATTTTGATTCAACAAGGCAAAATTTTCTGGTTCTGGTTCAAATGCAATCACTTTAGCTCCCCGTGCTAAACATAATAAAGAAAAAGTACCAATATTTGCCCCTAAATCTAACCAAATTTCATTGGTGTTAATGAAAAAATCAATGGCTTTGCGTTCATAAACGCATTTTTTTAAAACTTCGGGAATTACTTTTTCATCTGTGGTGTTTGGACGGTATTGAATATTAACAATTTGATCAGAATTTTTAATCGATACTTGTTTTTGCATTTTTGTTTTTAAATTTTTATTAAATTGTTTTAATAAAAAAAATGTCAGATTACTTTAAAAGTTTTGGAAAGTCAATTTACCAAGGTGGTGCAGCATTGGCTAAAAAAGGTTCTCAATATGGCTCAAAAGCTTATGAAGCTGGTACAGCCGCTGCTAAAAAGGCTTCCCAATTGGGTCACAAAGCTTATGACACAACAGCCGAGTTGAGTCACAGCGCCTATGATGCAAGCAAGCATTATGGTTCAATTGCCGCTGAAAACGCTGCCGCTCTTGGATCCAGTGCGTATGATGCTGGTATGTATTACGGTTCTGCAGCAGCTGAAAAGGCAGCCGCTGCTGGAGAAGCCAGTAAACAATTCCTAGGCGCAGCTGGTCAAAAGTTATCTCAAGCTTATAAAAGCTCTGAGAAGTCAGTAAAAGCAATGACAGAAGCAGCTAAAAACTACATGAAGGCTAAACCAAATCAAGCACAAAAAAATCAAACAGCAGAGAATGCTGCCATCCAATCATTGCAAGATGCACAAGTTGCTAAGATCGCTGCTCAAACGGCACAAAAAACTGCCCAAACTATCGAAGAACAAGAAATTGCGAAAGATATGGAAGTTCAAGCAGATCAATTAATTAAAGACGCTAAACAACAAGTCAAACAATCCAAACAAATACCTTTATAAGTGTTTTTTTTTATTACTTAGTGCTCTCGGTGAGCTAGAGTTCCCATTACAGTATCGTCGTCACGAACAAAATACATCCACTTGCCCTCTGGTCTTAGAAACATGAATGATACATCAAGAGGAAAAGACTGTTCGAAATCAATCGTTCTGTCCTCCCGAGTTTTCGGGCGGCGACCGTTGGCTGTGTCTGGTTCATAAAAACCATCCTTCCATTGCACGATGTTCATATATTGACCGTCATCAGAAATGGCAGCAACATACTTGGAAGCAGCCCACGCGTTGTTCGAATTAAAACGCCAAGTCATACGCAGCAATTCTTCCAAACGATCTGTGCCTGGCCATCCAACATTGAAACCACCACCTTGGTGTCCAATGGTCGCCTCGATACGAGTACGAATCCTTCTTTGATATCCACTAGGTTTGTGTTCCAAAAGGACCTTTTCTTCGTCTGTTAGTGGAACTTGTATAAGTTGTTCTTCGGTCATTGTAAAATCGTGAATCTGAAATCCCTTTTCCCTGCAAAAATCTGCGCACTGTTCCTTTGAATCAAAAAGAGTCTTGTTCATTGCGTGTCGGTTCGCGACAGTTGTGTCATCCACATTTGGACGATCGTGTGGACCGTTGGCAATAACCTGTACACCCTCGAGCTGTCGACGACATTCTCCGAGCATCATGTTTGCTTCCACCATATTCGGTATGTTAAAAAGAACCTCCGCTGCCAGCTTTTGATAATCTTTACGACTCATAAACAGGTGTTGTTGTGGAAAATCATCAGAATAATTTCCACACATGCGCAGTTCTTGGACTCGGGATGCCCCATTATTGGATGGTAAAAGTATTTCACCAATCAGACCTCCACGACCCTTTCCTGGCTGTGGGCGAAAGCTTACAGCACGGTTTGCAGCGCGTTTGGCAATAATAATATGGTTACGATATACCCCATCCTCTTCATATAAATCCTCAAAGTGATTGTAAAGCGCATAAACATTAGAAGTCATTTTTTCAACTCCTCCTTCTGGTTTGTAATAATAAATACCGCTTGAATTGACCGTGTATGAGCCGATCCCTGCTGCTTGAAGGGTAACCGCAATTTCTCTGTGATCAGCCATAAGATGTCGAGTGTTAATAAGGAGAGAAGAATAATGCCAAGTATCTTCCACATTACAAACTTCCAGTGCGCGCTGTACAACTTGAACCAGCATTGTATTGTCCTTTACTAGAGACTCGTGCTCCTCATCGGTTAAAAAGTGCTTTTCAAACTGACGTATATCACGATATTTCGTGGAAATGGGAAGCGAAAAAGTTTGTGATATAATTCCAGCTTCGTTAAGCAGAGCCATTGGCGTTGCCGTCACCATCCATGTCGATCGACTTTGGGCTTCAAATTCGTGAAAAGTCCTTCCAGTGGAAGTGGTATCTTGAATAAAATCCCAATGCTTGACCAGTGTATCTCCTTCATCTCCCACAATCAAATAAGGAAATGTACTTTCGCGATTAATTCTCAGCTGCTGATACTTGTTGTTCATAAGCATCGTCACACAAGTTGGATCATTCATGTCGGTACCACGACGAAGCCCATTAATTTGCAAAGTACGAGTTGTTTCTCCCATTGAATCGAGCCACGCATTAAAATCCCTAATATCGCGTGTAAAAACTTGATTGTACGATTTGACACTGTTAAGGCAAAAAAGAAAAGGACGAAGTCTCCATTGATAAATGGAGCACCAAAGAATCGCCATGATGGCTCGAGATTTACCCGATTGCACCAAACCATAAAGGTTTGCGCGACGATGTGGTTCGGTAAGCCAAGAAAACTCATCGCAAAGAGCCTTGTAAATCAAATCTTCATGAGCTGAAGGATAATCAATGACCCGAGCAGGACCAGTACCCTCGTGCTTGATGATGATCTTGGTTGACTTCTTTCCATTCCTCCGATATTGCCTCTTCCAAAAAAGCTTGGCTGAAAATCCTCCATCTTGATGTTGCTTAAAATCAATATCAAGCGTTTTGGGTTCATAATGTTCGATAAACTCCACAAGATCTCCGTCGAAATTGAGATCCTCATTTAATTGTCTTCTTGACATGATTTTCTGTTTTTGAATACAAAGATTTGGTAAAATGAATTAGATTTGTTTTTTAAAAATTAAGAATCTTGACATAAAAAAAAATTTTTTTTTAAAATCAATTTTTAACCTGGTTTGTAACACAAGAAATTATTATAATAATAAATATTTAATATATGCCAATTTTAATGTTGTCGTCATGTCCACAAAAAAGTTTTTTTTTTTCAATTTTTTGCCGGTTTTTTTTGACCTTGTAAAATTGAAAAAAAACTTTAATAAATGATAAATTGTATTATAATTATTTATTTTTGTATTGTGCTAATAAGCATATTTTTAATTTTATTTTATTGTTTGTACACACTTAAGAAACATTCTAATTATCATGTAAAAATATGTTGGTTGTATTGGGATAAAAATCGAATGCCCGATTTGTTGGAAAACATTAAAAAATACAATGCACCAAGCCTTGCTGGCTGGAAGGTAAATTATTTAAATGATGATAATTTGAAGCAGTATATCGATGCAAGCCAATTCCCAAAAAATTATACAAAACTTATCAAAGCGCACAAGGCTGATTGGATAAGATTATATCTTTTGCATCAATATGGCGGATGTTGGTTAGATATAAGTATCATTATAAATGATTCCAAAGTATTAAATAAAATTTATAAAAAAAGTTTAGTTCACAATTATGATATCACTCTGTTTCAGACACAATTAGAAAATAAAACCTTTACACATCCTTCGGGAGCTAAAATACCTCTTGTGCTCGATAATTGGTTTATATTAGCTCCTCTAAACAGCATCATCATTAAATTATGGTTAGAAGAATTTACCGATGCGATTCAAATTGGATTCTTAAAATACAAACAAAAGGTACAAAAAATGGGTACAGACATTTCCAAAATTCATTTTAACAATAAAAAGGATATTTATCTTACCCAACATGTATGTATACAGCATGTATTACAGCACATGACCACATTACCTAAAATCTTATTTTATAACTCGTATGACAGCATGCTCAAATTACAAAAAATGTGTAATGGTGTGGAACAATGCATGGAGGATAAATTAAATAATGACCCAGAATTAAAAAAGTTACCTTTTATAAAGCTTACTAGGCATAATCGAAACAATCTCAATATTTCCAAATTTTTTTTAAATTAAATATTCTTCAAATCATCACTTGTCAAATATCTTGACGGACTTTCTAGGAGCATTTTTTTCATTGTCTCCATTTTGTTTCGATTGTTTACCAAAAGAGTCGTGACATTTTTATAAGCTGCATCCACCAATTGTTGAATCTCTTGATCCACCTTGGAAGCGGTATATTCCGAAGTTGAAGAGGAAAATCCGTTTTCAGAAGGCAATTTGGAATAAACTTCAAGATCTTTACCAAATCCATAATCTTGAATCATTTTCTTGGCCAAATCATTGGCTTGTTTCAAATCTTGAAAGGCACCCAATGAAACATTGTCTCTTCCATAATAAATGGTTTCCGCGGCTTTTCCACCCAAAGCAACCATAAGTCGTTGGTTTAATATATTTTTAGTATACATTCCACCTTCCATCAACGATTCCTTTTCTCTAAATATTGTGTATCCTCCAGCTCCGTTGTAAGTACTTTGTATGGTGACCTTTTCAAAGTCAAAGACATCGGGGGCAGCAAGAACGGCTAAAGTATGACCAATTTCGTGAATCGCCACGCGTTCCAATGTATTGTCGTCACGAGTTTCAATTTTTTTAATCACACCCACAAATAGTTTTTCAAGAGCTTGGAAAATATCATTTGCAGAAATTTCACTTTTTCCCTGTCGCGCGGAAAATATTGCTGCTTCATTGAGCAAGTTTTTTAGTTGTGCACCCGAATATCCTGCAGTCAAGGAAACAATGTTATCCAAAGTTGTATTTTTTTCCAAGGGTAGTTTTTGTGCATAAGAATCTAAAATCGCGCGTCTTGAATTAGCATCGGGTAAAGGAACAGCAACAATACGATCAAATCTGCCCGGGCGGAGTAAAGCGGGATCTAAAGTATCTTTTCGATTCGTAGCCCCAATCACAAGAACTTCTTCACTTCCATAAAAACCGTCCATTTCTGCCAACAACTGATTTAGTGTTTGCTCGCGTTCATCATTTCCACCAAATCCAGAGGCTGAATTACGGGCTTTTCCAAGTGCGTCGATTTCATCAATAAAGATAATGGCAGGTTTTTTGCGCTTGGCTTCTTGGAAAAGTTTACGGACACGAGCGGCACCCATACCAACAAATAGTTCCACAAATTCAGAACCAGTAACAGCGATAAAATTAGCTTTTGCTTCTCCAGCAATTGCTTTTGCCAACAAAGTTTTACCTGTTCCTGGAGGTCCTTCCAACAAAATACCTTTTGGAATACGAGCACCAACTTTTTTATAATTGGTATTATTTTTGAGATACGAGACAATTTCAGAACATTCCTCCAAAATTTCTGGTGATCCTGCCCAATCTTTCAAGGTGATGGTCGGTTTTTCCCCCAAATAATTGACAGAAGCAACACCCATTCCATTGTTTCTTCCAAGAGGAGTAATCCCATTTTGCCTAAAACCAGCAGCAAAAATGTTACGAATCACTGTAAAACCATAGATACCTAATGGAATATAAAATAAAGCGCTAACCCAATCAAATGGTTTTTCCAAAGGTTGGAATAATATTTGTGTATTGTGTCCTTTTGCTTCTTTAACAATCTCAGTCGAAATGACAGGATGAATATTGGTCTTGTGTAATAAATTTTCATTGTCCAGACTGACCACAATGGTCAAATCTTGTGAAAATAAAATTTCTTGTACCTTGTTGTTTTCAATCTTTTCTAATAATGTTCCCAAACTTTCTTGATCAAATCTATCATTGTATTGAATTAATTGTTTTGTATTGACCTCGAAAGATTTTATTATTTCCGCTTTAGAAAGATCCTCTAAAGGAGAGGCGCCTAATTTATTGAAACGAGGTTTTGGTGTCAAAAAAGAAGAAGGAACAAATGCTTTGCTAGTTTCCATACAAAGCGTTACTAATAAAAGAAGAAAACTTGTTTTCATTATTTATTAATAATGAAAAATTTAAAGTTTCAAAATTTTGTTTATTTTATCGTTTTTATAATAATTTATCGATTTTAAAGTTCCATTTTTATGGTTAATTTTACATAATCCATTTCTCTTTCCGTTTTCATAATGCGTCTCTGAAAACAAATTACCATTATCAAAATATCGCAACACGACGGGTGATATCATTTTACCATTTGCATAAAGCATTTTTACTCTAAAAGCTCCATTTAAGTGATATTGCTCTAGAAAACCATTCAAAAAGCCATTATTATATTCTGAAATTTGCAAAATACTTTTATTATAATAGACTACAAGCTTGCCGTGATAGTTTCCGAATTCATTAACATAAAATTCACAATCTAAATTTCCATTTTTATAAATTTTTACATGATTGGTCCATTTATTTTTTACGATTCGATCATCATGTATGTAGTCAAATTTTTGTATGCATTTGGAATATATTTGTAAGAAAGTAGAATCATACTCATATATTAACTTTATTAATTCTTGAGGTAATTGCTCAAACATTTTTGATTCACAGCTGGTCAATTTATATATTTTGTATTTTTATCACTTTTTAAAAATTGAGGGTCCTTGTCTTTATTTTTAAATTACCCAATGAATGAATTCAGCTTGGGAAGAATATTTTATAAAAATTAATATCGACAAAATTTACAATGACAAAAACTTGATTTATCCACCAAAAAATTTGGTATATAAAGCTTTTTCCTATTTTCCTCCCTCCGAAACCAAAGTTGTATTTTTAGGTCTAGACCCATATATTCGTGAACATCAAGCTCATGGTCTAAGCTTTTCAGTACCAGAGGGTGTCCTCGTGCCTCCTTCACTTCGAAACATTTATAAAGAAATTCAAGATGACATTGGTTGTACTATGAATTTTTTAAAAGGTGATTTGACAAGATGGGCAGTCGAAGAGAAAATATTATTATTCAATTCAGCTCTTACAGTTATTAAGGGACAAACTGGTTCGCATACACATTTATGGAAAGACTTTACCGATCATTTACTAACCAAACTTTCCAGCGACTATCCCCAGATTGTATTTATATTATTGGGAAATGTTGCTCGTGAAAAATCCGTATTTATTACAAACAAGTCCAATATAATCCAAGCAGTCCATCCATCACCGCTAAGTGCACATCGTGGGTTTTTTGGCAGTAAAATATTTTCAAAGTGTAATCAACTAGTTGGTAAAAAAATCAATTGGCAAATTCAATAGCAATTGAAAATATTACTCAAATCAGGTAATCCACGAAAAAACATGTGATACTTGACTTTATTCAACGACACTACTGGATAATCTAGATCACCGCTCAACAATGGTTTTTTGCCAGCAAAATAAAAATGATTGACGGTTTCTGGTGTCAATTCACAAATCTGAGGAACAACTTTATGTCGAGCATCATTATTATCATTGGCAAATCCTAAATCACGAAATATTCTTCCAGCATTCGGATAGGTTGCATGTTTACCTAAAGAACAATAGATGTTGATGGCAAATCCGTACTGTGTTTTTGTAAGACAACATTGAGAATCTTTTTCATTTAACCAAAAATGTTCCTTTTGACTGTGCGGTGTAAAGCATATCCTAGATATACTAGAATTATTTTTTATTTCGACAACAACTAATTCCAAATCATTAACATGGGAATCCACATGACATCTTCCCAAACCATCATCAAACAAATAATAGATGAAGTAATATACCCAAATCGTATTTTTATCTACAATGCGAGTATAGGAATTAATCGTTGTATTGGATATATAATTTCTTAAACGCTGGTTTAAATCAATCGGATAAAACCGTTCTTTACTATCAAAATATAAATTTACACTGAGATTCATTTATAAAATTTTTGGAAATTTGTATAAATTCATTTTTTAAAGTAAAAAAAAATTACAAGAAATAAAAAAAATGCAGCATCATCCGATAACTCACAAAGTTTCTTATTTAGATAAAATTTATCAATACAAAGATATAAATTCTTATGACAGTCTTTTAAAAAAAATTAGTCGTGATACAGGTCTACCGACGGAGGCTATTATACTGCAAGAAAGTCAATCTAAATTACTTGTCAAAGATGGAAAATGTAATCCATCGAGTATTGTCAAACAAGAATCCCAGCTCTTACGCATTCATAATTTAGATTTAAAAATTCGACCATGTAGAAAAGATTATTTTAGAATTATTTACTCGATTTGGCTTAATTTAAATAACGCTTATTATTTATTGTCTCCTTTGAACGATTTACATCCGATCCAAGAAGTTAAAGGTGAGACGACTTTTTATCAAATGACGGCAATTAACAATGGAGTGTATACTCGAGGTGAAGGAATTATTCATGTTCAACCGTCGATAGCTCCTGTGTCTAGTCAATCGGAAGGGTTAAATGCAACTTTAAAATTATTTTTCCCAGTTATTGGAATAAATTATAGTTCTTGTGATGAAAAAAATAAACCACAATTAATTATAAATAATTATTTGCACTTGATTCGATCCAAAAATGTTAGTTCAACTTCTGGACATACACCGATTCAAAGTCTTAAAAAAACAATGGAATGTAAACCAAATTCCAAAATGCAATGGTACTTGTTTGTATGGAATCATTATCAAGATTATATACGATTAGAAAAGCCAACAGTATATATTGATGATTTTGATAAAATATGGTTGTTTGCAGATGAAGCGATTTTTATATTAATGTATTTGGATAAACAAAATTATCAAGACATTCCACAAGATGTGCGAGACAAGGTCGATATTGTAACACTAGGACAGGTAAAATATTTTCAAAAAATAAAATCGTTATAATAAACAAAAATATGCAGCAGCAAGCGTATAACAATTTAGTTTTAGCAATACTAACCGGTGATTATACAACAGCAGATAGAATATTAAGCAATCCAGAGACAGTTTCACTAGCGTTGCATAAAGCACTCACTTCTGGTCAAATAGAAGTAATTGTATATATTCAGGTTACAAAGAATGTATTTAATACATTACAAAAAGTAACTCGAGCAATTAATTCTGCTTTAGAACACCCAGAGGTTATTGGATTTTTAAATTGTATAAAAACACAAAAGCAATTATCCGGAACTGGTCAACCGAAACAATCGACTAGCGCTGCCTGTGCGAAACAATACAAGGTACAAGTTCCTACTAAAGCTACAAAATTAAGATGCGCACAATGCAATAAAAAGCTATCGCCCGTTCAACAAGATTTGATTTGCTCTTATTGTGATAAAAAAACTTGTATGAGTCACAGAAATCGTCAAGCTCACTCTTGTCAAAAAACAAAACAAAAAGTACAGTTACCAGATGCCGTTTTATTTTCCAAATTGGATAGACTTTAATTTTTTGTTTGACAAATATTAAAATATTCATTAGTTCCATCTGGCATGGGTCGCACAATTATGATTGGCAATTTATTTTGTTCAAGCTCCATTTCCGCAATTATTAAAGGATTCGTTTCTCCTTTAGTATCAATCATTATGGGTGCATTATAACTAATTTGTAATGCTCTAGTACCCAAGACTCTAGCTTTTTCATATTTTGTTAAAAAAGGCGCAGATATCATGAATCCTTTCGTTTAAATGATTTTAATGTAAATAAAAATGTGTCAATTTTTGTAATAATAAAAATCTAAAATTGATTGGGTTTTTTATTTGATAAATATTATTACAAAAATGATTTTACTGTCTTGGTTTTACGCAAAACTGCTGTCTCCGCTCGTACCAAAAGCGGATCAGCCTCTTGAAGTGTCTTACAAATTAGCTTCTTTAACGATTTATGAATCTCCCTTGTACTTGGGAATTTTGATGATGATTTTAATGCTTACCCAATGCTTTTGGAAAACCAGCGTTTTTTACATGTTTACTGAAGTATTTGATAAGGGTTTATTATATGAAGATGTAAAATTCTTGGAATTTAAATATAATGATAAATTTTTACCTGTCACCCATCGCGTATTTAATATAATTCTATTAATGTTTAATGTCTATTTTTCTAGCTATTTTTATTATTATGCTGTTGTCCAAGGAACCATTTATTTGATGAAAACATATCCTAATTATTGGTTTCATTATTATCAAGCTTTGTTTATAATCGTGTTGCGATATTGGCACATTATATTATCTAATCAAAAAATTAGAAAATTGTTTAGACTTGTAGATTAATTATTGTTAAAATTATAAATTTTTCAATAATAAAATGGCACCCATTCAAAAATATTGTTCTTTAACTGGAGCTTATCCTGTTTATAAAACTTCTGGATACTATCCCTATGAATTTGTACCAATGCCCAAGGATTTTTGTTTTTGTCAAGATCCGCAAGTAACTAAAAATATACCCATTGAAAAACAAACATGTCCTGCGGGACAAGCTTGTGGAGTTTGTGCTCCTGAATATACTTGTAATATTTGTAATGCAGATTTTTATCAACTTTGTAATCCTTATACTTGAGCGATTATACTCTTTGTAAAAACAATTTTATAATAAGCCTAACGATTTATTTTTGCGGGAAAACAAATGATTAGGCAAGGCTCCAGCCTCTTGGAAGGCATGGGCAACTGTGACGGGCAAGGCAAGGGTTTCTAACTGGGTATGGGTAATTCGATTGACGACAGACACAAACGACTGGAATACAGACAGTGTGTTTAGGACCCCCACAATAACAAGGGTCGACGGAATTGCATTTATTGCACATTATTCTATAATATGGAAAGATTTTTTTTGAATTTGAAAATAAAAATCGGTAACTAAAAACTTCTAGTTACCGATGTAGTAACTCCAGTAAAAAAATTGTTGGATGGTAACACATATTGTGGAAATACATAGTTAATAAAATAAGATTGATAAATAAAAAGAGGTGTCCTTTTTATTTGTGGTTTATTGCTATCTTGATTGACGATCATACTATAATAGAGCAATTTAAAAAATTGATTATTTTGTTTTTGATTTTTAGATAATTATAAAATTTATAAAATGAGACGATACAATTATAATAATCGACAAAAAGATGATCCTGCTCAACAAACAAATTTTTCTAGAGGTCCCAGTCTGTTGAGACCTACCGTACAGCCTACTCCGCCTCCTCGTCCTAAACCAACTCCGAAAGTGGAAGAAAATCCAAAAGTTCGAAAAGTAGAATTAAAGCTTGATGGTCTTGTCCAAGTTAAAAAAAACAAAGATATTACAATAATCGATGATGTGCCCAGGGTACCTAAAAATAGCCCGACGCAAAAAATTGAGAAACCGACTTATGATCCAATCTATTATGAAAATTGGTATAACGGAAATAATCAAGAACAAGTATACCCAGAATTTTGTCTCCAATATGCGTGCAACTTGGATGATTTTGAATCGCTAAGCTGGCTACCTAAAATTCCACGTTGCGAATCTGCAGAATCAGAACTTGCACTTATTCGAACTATTGTCCAAAAAATGGTTGCCATGGAATTTCCAAAAATCGCGGGAGAAGCCTTCATTCTGACAGTACTAAAGTCTCTTTTAGTTAAAAATATAATTAGCGAAGAGGCGTTGATTGATTGGTATGAGTCTACGGAAGATTTTGAGGGAAGAAAGAAGGCTTTGATTCAAACAACAGAGTGGATTCTTCAACTTGTTGAAAAACTTGAAGAAGAAGCTGAAGAAGAAGGCGAAGAAGAATTCATTGATTTTGACAATTATTAATTTAAAAAATTGGAAATTATTTACAAATGGAAGAAACTACTGAAACAAAAATCCAAAGAGTATTTAACCAGTTTATTGAAAACTATAATGAACAGGATAGAATTCGTAAAGATATGATTGCATACTCTAAGCAATTCAAACCTCGTCAAGCGCAATTAAAAAAAGAGAGTCAAGACTTGGAACAAATTCTCTTGAAATATTTAGATGAAAATAAATTACCAGGAATTAGAAGTGGAGATTTTTTGCTTCTTGCCGACGAAAAGGCGATTCCTGGAAACAAAAAATTAAAAGAAGAACGACTGGCTTCGATTTTTGAAAATCATCAAATACACCCAAGTTCGGCAATATATAAAGAGGTAGTGGAGGTAATAAATAATCCTAAAAGCGTGCAAAAGACGGAGAAGAAAATCAAGTGTCAGAAGTACAAGACTCAAAAGTAAATTGTTGATTAAAAAAATTCAAAGTTATTAAAAGGTATTCCATTTTAATAAATATTCTCATATGGTGTTTTTAATCATAATAATTAACCCAAGACCCGTCTAAAATTAAAGCACCAAAACTCGCCAAGAATTGTTCAAAATACATTTCATTGTGGTAAATGTCTTCACTGATATCCCAGGGATTTTCTTCAAGACCCCAAAAAGTTGAGTTGGGCTGATAAAAGCAGGTCATTTCTTCAATAGTTGCAGCTATTTGAGTCTGATTACCACAAATTTTTATTGGAATTGCCCACATTCCAATGGTAAGTGGGCTATGTTCCTGTCGGTGTCTTTGTCTTTGACCCGCGTCAAAATACCAAACATCCTGACTTGGAATCAAATTTCCGTCCATTTGGAAAAAGTTGGCACCTCCAATTCCACCATATGCTTCCTCTAAAAAATTGTATGCATTTTGCAAGTATTGTAAAGCTCTACTATCACCATACCATAAATAATCGGTACCAATTCGCCATAAGGTTCGTATTGCATCCTTGTACATGAAGTGACCGTCTCCGTAAGCATTATAACCTAAGCCGCTTGTAAATTGACCGTTTGGTGTCATCCAATCAGGAACTAATCCTAATGCATACCCTGGGCTTTTCAATAAAATTTCATAGGATTTATCGACAACAGCAAGCCAATCTCGATGTTGATTATCAAAGCTGTGGAAAATTCGGTACCAAGCAGGAGCAAAATATCCTACATTGACAAAGTTGTCTCCTCCCCAATAATAACCTGGTCTTACAATATGACTCCAAGTTACACCTTGAGTCCAAAAATTATTCAAAATAGTTTGAGCTCGTTTTCCATAAAATCCAAATTGGTAATCGGACCAATTTCCACAATCAACTTTAGATTGGGCAAATATCAACATTGCTGCAATATCCTGCTCGGCGTCGGTAGCACCCCCATTCGACATTCGTTGATTATTTCCACCAACTCGCCAATCATAACATTGACCATTCCACATGGTTTGTTCTGCACCTTGCAATAAATTATTAAAATTTGTTTGATCATTATTGTAAAGAGCAAGTATAAGACCATATCCGACACCTTCTGAAACTGCATCTCCAGGAGTTTCAGAGTATGGACGATGGATTAAAAAAGGTTGTTGGTATTGATTCCGATCAACAAAACCTTTCCAGACAGATTTTACTATAAAAGATAAATTTGTATCTATTGCAAAACAACAAGATAATGACAGTAAGTGAATAATAAATTTCATTTTTATACAAAATCTAATTTTTTAGATCCGGATTAAAAAATAAAAAAAAAATAATTAATAAAAAAATGAGTACCGCAGAAATTACAACCAACCTATTTTTATTTGCTTTTTTGATTGCTATTCTTGTTCTTGTTGTTATTATTTACATCAGAGTACAAAACAATGGCGAATATGAAGAAGAGGATGAGGCTGAAGCCGAAATCGAAATGGAAGTAGAAGCAACTATGCAAATACCTTCTCCATACCAAAAAAAGCCAAAAACAAGTCAATCACCATTTGAAAAATACTAATATTGCTGAAATGCTCGATTTTTATGTAGTTTAATGACTAGTTGTCCCAATTCACTACGAACCTCTTTACCAATTTTTGAATCCATCAACTTGTCCAAAGCTTTAGGAACTTGTACTGGTTCGCAAGTTGCAGTTGATTCTCCACAAAGTAGCTTTTCTATCAATGCAAAATCCTTGATGGGTGTGTGTTGATACAAAAGCTCCACTTTTTTTACAGTGTCTTTGTACTCTTTTGGTTTGCTACCATAACCCGATGATTGTTGTGAAAACAAGGCAATGCTCTCCAAAATATGATACACAAATTGATTCGAATCAGTGTCCCAACTATTGTTAAAAATTGCATTTGGATCTGGTGTTTTTTGCGTATTTTTCTTGTAAAGGACATAAAAGCTGGGATATACCAGCTTGACAATATTTCTAAATGATTTTAAATCATTCTTGTAGCCCAAATCACTGTACGCAATTGTAAATGTTCGACAAAGATGCAAATAATATCGTTCTAGTATTTCTAAAACTTTTGGATCAGTTGAAATTTGTGATAGCAAAATATATGACTTGAACATTCCAGGTTGTTTTTGTTGCAAATGATTTCGAAACATTACCAAGTAATCACCCAAAAAATTGGTCTTTTCACTTGTACCCAAAAATAAATCATGAGTCGCATTATATTGCAACTTGGAAAAACTGTGAGTGAGAATTAATGATTTTTTATAACTTGGATCTTCACACTTTTTACGAATCCATTTAATAACTTGTTCTTTTCCTCTTCGGAGTAAGTAATAATCAATCTGAAAGTCAACATCACACTTGGTAAAGTCAATAAAACCTTGTCCTGACTTGTAAATCATAGGATAAGCATCTTTATGATTCACACCTAGACCAACAAACATTAAATAGTAGGTTAGATGCAAGACACTTGGAAATTTATAATCTTGAAACAATAGTTCACAATTAAAATGAGGAGAAATCGGTTCATTGTTTTCACTAAGTATCAAAAGTTTTGTTTCAGGTTGGGTTACTATCGTATTGGTACAAGCCCAAGATGAATTAGGAAGGCTAGACAAGGCTGTCACTACTTTTTTATCGGTCCACATTTGTCCAATAATTGATTTTATTTCTTGCAAGGAATTTTCCGACAAGGGGAGTTTATTTGCTGCATATAATTCCAAAAGCTTATCTCCCCATTCAGGTTTGTGAGGAATGAAAGCCATTTGTTTTTGGGTTTGCTTTTCCAAAAGCGAAAAAATTTTTGTCACCAAACGGGTTTTGATCATCTTGTCGTAAATGTGGTTGACAAAAGGAGCATATTGTCTTTGTACAAACATTGCAAGATTTTTTGGATAGTTAAATTCATCAATATACAATTCGTAATGTTCGACTTCTCTAGAATTGAATTTTTGATAAACACGATCAATCGAATCTGAATTCGTCATAATTTCGTCCAAATGATCCATCTTTTTTAAAATCTCTATAGGACTCAAACCATTATAAATACTAATGTCTTCACCCTTCATAAGAAGGGAATATAAATTGTCGATCGCGTGATGAACATGATAAATCCAGTATTTACTAAATTTTGGCTTCCATCCATAAAAATGTTTTTCAAGTACCTTTCCCACAAGGTTCCATCCATACAAATGAGGGTCTGCACCTAAAATGTATCGATACTTTCCTTCGACGATATTTTTAGATGGACAATAAAAAAACTTGTAGTGAGCGCTGATTTTTGCATATTGAGGATACTTTTTAAAAAAAACTTGATACGCGTTTTCCAACGACTGGAACCACAAATTTTGAATGTCTTTCTCTGCAGCCAATTCATAGGCTCGTTTAATATGATAATGAGTTTTTTGCTTTTCAAGCGACCCCACTGAAGAATCCAAAAGCATGGACGAATAAATAGTTTTCAAATCATCGATCGTTGGCGCCAAATTTGTTTCATTAATTTGAAAAGTTTTCATAGTTACTGGAGGACCTGTAATAAACTATAAAAAAAATCAATTTTTATATTTAAAAACAAGAGGTTACATGAAAATTAAAAACATGAGTGGAATACATTTTTTAGACAACAATGATTTTATTGTAAAACAAGGTGATAAAGGATTAATCCTATCACTTGTATACGAATCCAAAGGAATGACTTTGGTATTATTTTATTCGACAGAGTGTCCCTATTGCGATGCTCTTATCAACAAATTTAAACAACTTCCTTCCTATGTGAATGGTTGTCAATTTGCCATGGTCAACGTCAATAGAAACATGAATATTGTGGAGCGATCAAAAAATACAATTGCACCCATTAGCTATGTTCCCGATGTTATTTTGTATATCAACGGATCACCATATGTACGCTATGATGGACCACACGATATTCAACATATCAAGGATTTTATAGTGGATGTTAATATGAAAATTAAAAAGACTTCTTTTATGGAAAGTGATAATATGGATAAAAATAATACTGTTTCTTATCCAAAACCTCCTGCGGTTGAAAACTTTTTACCCATGCCACAGCCTCAACAAGGAGGACAAGCGCAACAACAAGGGCAACAACAGCAGCAAGGACAACAACAAAATATCAACTTTCAATACCAAGATAACAATGCTCCAGCCAAGCAAGCTATTCCTGCGTATACTATTGGAACTCCATTATACGGAGAACGCAAAAAAGAAAAGGTTTGCTATCTAAACTTTAACAGTGCCTATGTAGGGTCAAACTAAGTTGAATTTTTTTTGAAAAGTTTCATTTTTTGATTTTCCAAAAAAAAATTATTGAAAAAGAGAATAAACTTGATTTACAATTAATTGGCGAAGTTGGTCCGATTTTGAGCTTAAATTTCCTTGCAAAACATTTTCAACCATATTTTTCATGACGGTGAATTTTTGTGGGTTTTCAAGTCTGCATTTGCTTAATATATCTGCCAACATTTGACCAATAAAATCTCTTCCCTGAGAACCAGATTCTAGATATGCTTGTAATAATGATGTAATTAATGTTACCCATCGGGTTTCAAAATTACTTGGACAACTCTCTAGATGTAGTAATGCATCTATTTCATTGAGTGTATGCCACTTTTGGTCGTTTTGCTGCATTTTACCTGCTTGCAAAAACTTTTTAGACATTGTTTGAAATTTTTTCTGCTCTTGTTGATCAAGGTTAGGCACACCTTGTTGAGGCACAAACAAAGCGTTCTCTAATTGTTGACATCCATACTTATAATCTGAATTTATTTTTAATTGATTTAGTATAAATTGAATAATTTTGTAAAATACTTTGGGTTCTTTACTACATTTTTTTAAGATTTGCTTTAATATTTTCAAAACAATATTTCTTGCGGTTTGATTTCCATGATAGGGTACAATATATAAATATATAAGTTTTTCGATAACATAATACCAACTATGTTGAAAAACATTAGGACAATTTTTTGATTGCAAAAATGATTCAAATTCATTTAATGCAGGAATTAAATCTTCACTACCACGATGATTATTAACCCTATGTAGTCTATCACTGAATTTATCAAGACCTTGTAATTGCTTGAAATGTTTTACTAAATCTGGATTATTTTGATTTTGTTTAATTAGTTCTTGAAAAATATCATCCTTGATTAAGTTTTTACCAGTAAGTTTTCCTAATTGATAATAATCATGATTTATCGCTTTCCAAGCCAAACTAGGTTTTTTAAAATCTTGTATGTTTTCTACATCATCAAATGAAGGATCTGCAAGAATAGCATCTTTAATATGTTTTCTTAAAAATATTGCACGATCCTTCTTTTTTTTCTGTTTCATTTGTTCTTCTAGTCTCTCCTTTTGTTGTTTTTGTTGTCTTTGTTGCTTCTTTCTACGTTTGACCTCTTCATCTATTGCATAATCTATTATATCATAGTTATATGACTTCCATTTTAAAGGCTTACCATTCAATTTATTCGATAAATATTCGGCTACCCCATCAACTTTTTCACCATTAATGAGTGTCCTCCCTTCAATTGTTTCGTTGTTCACAGCTTCATATGTCCGTACGTCGTTATCGAAAACTAAACTCAAGTACGATGTTTTTACTAAACTTTCTGGAAAAAATTTCAAAGTAAAATATCTCGTGTTACTAAAATAACCCTGACGATCTTCTGAACAAAATATTCTATATAGATTACCATCTCCTGTTGTGAAAGTAGCCTTATCAACATTTTTTGGTAATAATTCTTTCAAGTGGGTGACCAATTTTTTTTTGGTTTGACTCATTTTTTTATTTTAAATAATTTTTATTTTATTCATAGAAATTTAGAAGAATACCGTTGGTCCAAATATTGGCTATCAAAGTTTCCACAAAATTTTTGTATTGCTTCGTGGAAAAATGGAGATATAGACAACAACATCAACTTTCAATACCAAGATCGCAATGCAACCAGCAAAGCTATCTAAACTTTAACAGTGCCTATATAGGTCCAATTAAATCGGGTTTTTTCTGTTGAAATAAAAAGTTCATTTTTGATTTTATATCTTTAAAGAAATACATTTATTTTAATAAAAAATGCACTGTTTTATTACTCCTTATACACCTGCTACACGATTTATAGTCCAGTTGGCAAAAATAAATCCAAATGATTTTGGAAATCAAACAATGACATTAATCGACCCCTTACCAAAATTAAAAATTCCACTATTTGTTAGTATTTTTCTGGTTGTTAAACAAATTATACATCCGTTGAGTGATATTGATGATATAGAATTTCAAGTGACTCATGCAGAATTTATAAACTTTCGCTACCCCAATCTCAAGTATTTTATATTATTTCTTGTCATACTATCAGATGCCTATATAATGACAACAGGATGGCAAAATACTTTTTTTTACAATTTGGTGGAATAATTTTCAAAAACCATTGGGCCAAAATAAAAAATGAAAGTCCAAGTAATAATTTTAAACAAATTATTAGTAAAATGACCTTGCAAGAAAGAAGAATAAAAAAAGATATCAAAGAGCTAAATAACCAAGGTTATAAAGTAATTATAATAAATCTCGATATAATTGAATTATATTGCCCCAAAATTGACAAAACAATACAAATTAATTATTGCAAAGATTACCCATTTAAACCCCCTAAAGTTTACATTAATAATATATCTTTTTCAAATTTTATAAGAATGAACGAATCATTTAGCCGTTTATACGAAAAGATATTTCACCAATGCCCGTGTATATGTTGTACATCTTTAATGGGAAAAGATTGGGGACCTGTCCTTAGCTCTTTTCACATTCTGAAACAAATTGAAGATTTTAGTCGCAAAAAAGAAACTTTATATTTACTTGTTTTGAACCAAATAAAACAAAAATTTCCATGGGAATTGATTATTATATATTTATAAACGATTCCATCATTCTTGACTTTTAGCACGACTATTGCGCGATGGTTTGGCAAATAGAGCTTTTTGTTGGTCCACAGATATAAAACGATTTACTTTTGTACTGCAAGTAGGACAAGTTCCAGAGACCATTGGCTGTCCCCGACTTGTTGTTTTTTGCTGGGCTTGCTGTATCGGTACATTGCACTTACAGCGCATACAATATCCTGTGCATTGATTCATTTTTTAATGAATAACAGAATAATTTAAAAAAACTGATGATTTTTCGACAATTTTATTTATTAAATCAAAAAATGGATCAAACTTTTGAAGATTTTGAGTTCAACTGTGATATTAGTTTCAATAGCTTTATTAAAAAAGAAGCTAACCGAAAAACAATTGCCAAAATGCTTTGGAGAATATCTAATCAAGATCCTGTCTATGCCAACTATTTGTGTTTTGAAATTATGGCTGATTATTTGTGCTCTTTTAAACTAGACGACACTTTTCAAAATATCAAAAAGAAAAAAATTGGATGGAATCATTCAAGTTTTGAAGCCTTGGATAGAAGACAGAAAGAATATGATGATTTTTTAATTAATCCTCCCACTGTCGAAGAAGGTGTTATTGAATGTCATTCGTGTGGAAGTAAAAAGACATTTTCATTTTCAAAACAAACACGCAGAGCGGATGAATCTGCTACAGTCTTTGTACGGTGTAGCAATTGTGGAAAGACATTCAAGATGTAGCCTTATTGGATCTTTTTTTTTGTCGGTTTGGCTTTGGATGGTTCCGTTGCCTTCATTATGCGCCATACGAGGCTTATCCAAGCCTGTCTTCCTTGAAATCGGTGACTCGTATAGTATATTGCTTGTGAAGAATTCATCCTGTAAATTTGTATTAAAAATTAGAAAATGTGTAATAAAATGTTAACACGAGCATTCTTGTTTTTAGGTTCAATGCACGGAATATGTGACGCGTTATTATTATGGGAAACTGGATGGAAAGGTTTTTTGTTATATGGTACAGCGACTTCTTTGATTTACTGGTCAAGTGCTAAAAAGTTGCTTTTTTGTTTGTACGGTTGCCTCGTAGTATTTCCTGCCTTTTATCATTTTTTGGACCACGACGGAGTACCTTCCCTATTATTTATAGTTCCTGCGGTGATTTATCCACGACGAATGCTCCAGTTGTATTTTATTTTTGTACATTCTTGGTCACCAACTTTAAAATGTTGTTTAAAAGCTCTTGGAAAAAATTCCAGTGGGTTATTGTTATGGACTATCGGCTCTTTATTTGTTCCAGTGTATTTTGGTAAAAGTTGTAAAAAAAATCCAGAAATTTTGGATCGTCTTTTATTATCTGTAACCATACCACATATCTTATTAAATGATTTAAAGTTTTGGAGAGCAGAATAAAATGTTTCCTACTTGTTCTATTTGCCTTGAAGATTGTATTATACCAGTTGAAATGACAATATTTCAATGTACTCTTACTCAAGATATAAACTGTTATTCTTTTAAAAGAATGTGTGAAAGCTGTGTTATTACTTATTTGGAACTAGATAAGAAATATTCGTCTCGAAATACTTTTAAAAAATGTTTATTTTGTTGTTCCTGGGTCAATCCTCAAGAGATTGTAGGGAAGACTGCCTACAAGAAAGATTACTTGCTAATGTCCTTGGACACAAGAAAGTTGCCCTGCAAGAATTGTGACTTTGTAGGTAATCATTTGGAATTAGAAAAACATGTTGTTAAAGAGTGCAAGAAAAAACTTGTTGAATGTAACTGCAATGTAGTTGGTCCTAAAGATTTTATTGAATCAAAAGAACATCGCAAAGCTTGCGCGTTTTTCAAACAATGTTTAGAATGCGATGAATATATTTATAATAACGACTTTGAAAATCATTTGCGAGACAGTCACGAAATGATTGTATGTCAATTTTGTCAAAAGCCGACAGTTTTAAAAGTCCAAGAGCATTTACAGTCGGAATGTTCATTACGAAAATTGGAATGTAAACATTGTCCTAAAACAATGATTGCCAATCAATATTTGGAGCATTTAATTGAGCATACCAAAGATTGCAAAACGCGTCTTGGCTTGTTGAAAGATTTAAAAATCAAGGAAATGAGTTTGTTTCAGAGACTTTCCAGTGAAATTCAAGAATTGTATCAACAAACTTATGGCACAGATATTGAAGATTAAAACTCGAGTGTATTTTTGTCGACGATGCAATAATTTGGAAAAATAAATTTATTAAAAACAATGGGATCCATTTGGCCAGATTGCCATTCAGCGGTCAAAAAATACCCAAAAAAGTCGCATGTGCGATATTCCAATTTAATTTTTGGACACACGGTAACAAAGGCTTTTTCAATAATATATTTCCAGCGAATCTGTTCGTTTGTGATGGTCCATTTGTAAAATTTGGTTGTGTTGTCGATCTCTCCAAAATAAAATAACAAGTCTTGTTTTGCTTTTGTGTTGTTCAAACTACGAAAGAATAAACATATAGAATGATCTTTGTATGGAGCGATTTCACTGCTTCTCTGCATTAAAAAATCTTGTTTCATTTTTATCCGAATCGGATTAAAATTTTTAAACTAAAAAATGAAAAAGTTTAAAAAGTAGATTACTATGATAAAATGCAACGATCTAAAGATTATTACGGATCACTTGGTATCCAAAAAGGTAGCTCTGACGATGAGATTAAAAAGGCTTTTCGTAAATTGGCCATGAAATATCACCCCGACAAGGCAAAGGGTGATGCTGAAAAGGCTGAAAAGTTTAAAGAAATCAATGAAGCGTACGATGTTTTATCTGATCCTCAAAAAAAGAAAATGTATGATCAATTTGGTACCGTTGAGGGTATGGATATGGGCGGTATGGGAGGTATGGCAGGAATGCCTGAAGGAATGGAAAACATTTTTGAGAATTTGTTTGGCTTTGGTGGTGGAATCCCTGGTATGCCTGGTATGCGAGCGGTAAGAAAGAAGAAGCCCATGCACAAAACTTATGAACTTCCAGTAACTTTGGAAGAAGTTTATATTGGAAAGAAAATACCTTTCCGAATTAAAAGAAAGATTTATCGTGGTACAGGGTCTTCAAAGTGTAAACAATGTAATGGTTCAGGTCAAATGATTCAACAAATGAGCATTGGTTTCATGATGACGCAAAATATTACAATGTGTCCTCATTGTCAAGGTTCTGGTAACGACTATAAAGAAAAAGATTTTCAAATTTTGGAATGTGATCTGGAAGTTCCAATTCCAGCAGGAACACCTGAAGGAAATCATTTGGTGATGCAAGGAAAGGGTGATGAATTACCCGATATGGATACTGGAGATGTTCATTTTGTTATCACCTATAAGAAGCACGATGTTTTTAGTTTATCTGAAAAGGAACCTCTCGATTTAGTTGTTAATTTTGATATTACATTGACGGAAGCGTTGTATGGTTTTAAACGATCATTACAAATGCTAGACGGACAAAATATGGATGTTGTTCTACCACCTCGTCATGTATTATGTCAAAAAATCAGTGCCCCCATTGAAAAGATTCTACCAGGCGAAGGAATGAAATTCCAGGGTCATAAAGGAGATTTACATTTTATTTTTAATATTGAACTACCAAAATCCAATACTTCTAATCTGCGCGCAGTGTTGGAAGAATCCGAGTATACAACAAAGGTTCCTAAAGAAACCGAAAAATCGGAGGGTTTTGCTCGACTAATTGATATTACCAACTTGTAAGCGAGTTGATTCTTAGCTTGCAAAAAATTAATAATACCAAATCGATCCATCTTTTTTACAAGTATAGACTCGTAAAAAATCAGGGTCTGGCTCACCTTTATTCGACCAAGCACAGGTTTGTTTACAACAATCCTGCATATTCGTAATACAATATTGTCCAATCGTACGATTTCCATTACATGATTGTGTCAATGGAATGGACAATGAAGGGTATGGATGCTCTTGATTATCCATCGTTTTTAATCCAGTAAGCATCACAAGACCTTCTGGACACGCGACTTTTATATATCTGGTGGAAACAAAATTTTGATGATAAAGTTCCCAATTGGTATGAAAACAGCTATCAACAGTAATTTGATCCTTGATGGAATTTTTAAAAGGTGAAATATTATTACACAAACTTTGCAACTCGGAAGCACTTTTTTGATTCAACCATTTGATCCCACCGCTATAACACAAATTTGGATCGTTGTATTGCGCTTGTGTCCAAGTTGTAAAAGGTGAGTCGTACATGGATTCATGACAGGCACCGCCACCACAATAATTTGTAGCACAATCAACATTACAAGAAGTGTACCATCCAAAACCACCCGCGCCCATGAATATATCCATTTGACCCTTTAATACATCATTTCCGCTGTTTATGACTTGTACAATAAGTTGTTTAAAATCGGGTCTCCAGATTCGCTCCGCGTCCAACAATTGTATTTGGTAACAATTTCCACATTCTTGTTCAGTCGCAGCACCAGCGACTGCATACAAGAAATCATTATGTAAATTATCATATTGACTAGCTAATAACATATCACTCGAAAACATCATCATATGAGGACACGCAAAACCATAGTTTTTATCGGGAGAAATATTTCCATTGGCACACGAACTGCTGATTTCCAGCGTACTAGTATAATTTGGCGTAATGGGCAAATTCCCGTAGAAAGAGTCCTTTTCATTGTTCCACGACCATAAAGAATCAGAGAATGAGCTTGTGTGCTCTACAAAAAATAATATAAAAATTAAGAATCTCATTTATACTTGCGTATAACCTCTTTAAACTTTTTGTTTTTTGGAAAAAAAATTGATGCATTGAGAATAATATTTATTAATGATAACTATGATTTGTAGTATTTGCTTGAGTCAATTAAAAAAACCTAGAATATTACCTTGTATGCACAAATTTCATCCCCAATGCATTCAGCAATGGATTGAAATTGATAATTCGTGTCCATTATGTCGAAAAACAATTGAAGATGATGGAGAAATTTTTATAAAGAATTTGGTTTTTGATTTATATTTTATATTAATAATTACAGTAATTCAACTATTACACTTGAGATTTACATTACCTATTTTCTTGATTACATTTTTGTTAAACAGTATATTGGTAATTGTAAGAAATGTATGTTTTGCTTATTATAATGTCTCCTAAAAAAGTTTTTTATAAATATGTTTATAAAAATGAATACTTGTGTATTATTGTTTTTAGCTCACGATGGAGTATATCATCCTCAAATTTGGGAAATCTGGAAGCAAGAATCTTTAAAACTTGTTCCGAACACAGAGATTTTATTCAAAGTTCACGCACCTTCTACAGCAAATCATCATTTAGATTTTTGCACTGAATATTTAATTCTCAATACAGATACCGGAACAAAATTAAGTTTTGGAAATTCGGGTTGGTGTGATTTATCACTTGTTTGGCAATACATCAAAGCATTACACTTTGTTTTGCTAGATCCAATCATTCGAGCTGAACAAAATGTCAAAATTTGCTTGGTTTCTGGTGCAGATATACCTTTTAAAAGCGGAGCAAAGGTTTTTAATGAAGCGTTTTTTCACACCGACCAATTTTGTAATTTTGAAGAGGGACATTCTCAATGGATTTCGGTAACCAAAGAAACAGCATTAAGATTAGATGAAGAATTTTATACCAACAAATCCAAGTTTAGAGAAATTTATCAAAGCATTGTACAGAAAAAAATTCAAATCTGCCCTGATGAAACATTTTTAAAATTTTTCTCTACTTTTCAACCAGGTGAATCTTCGTGTACAACCTATGATTTATTGCGACCAGGTTTTGAGAGTCCGATGGAATGGACCAGTTTTGAAGAACGCAATCATGTCGTTTTTTTTGGTCCAAAAATATTTTTAGCGTGGTCTTTAAAAATTGCCTTGTCCTTTGTTAGCATTGAGACATATTCCAGTACAGAATTTGTATTTAGAAAAGTAATGCCGAGTGTTGTCTTTACACCAAAAGTCATTCAAGATTTTTTTATTGGAAATTTGTGGAACCCATCAATTTCAGTTCAAGATCGAATCAGGCAATTTAATTCCATCGAGCCACCAACAGGTATGAATATTATTTCGCAACACAATCAACAATATATAAATCCACTTACACAACCTGCGTTTTATGGACAGGATCGGCGTGGTCTCCAAAAAAAAATAATTCAAGAACAACTTGCCACAACAAATTTATATTACAATAAATTGGACGAGGATCAACTGCGTGCGATTGATTATCATTTACCTACAGTTATTCAACAAATGAAAAAGAAACCTACCTTGACCATACAACAGCAAATTCAAGAATCAAAAAAATTTGGACAAAAGTTTAAAGATGTTGTATTTCAAGATATTGTAAAATATTTGAAAGCGCATCCAGAATTTTCTGTATTCCAAAAACTAAGTATTATTGAAAGGGCGTCAAAAAAATATTGGCATTACTTGATAGCAACTTTTATTCCAAAGGCAACACGCTTGCAATTATCACCAATTTTGGACAAGTTAGAGCCATCTAAAAGGTCCAAATTTGAGCGAAAGTTATTTGGTAGTTGATAAAAATATATTTTTACCTTTAATAAAATGAGAATACCAAATTTATTTATATGGCCGTGGGTAATGTCTCCAAAAGTAATAATGACGAATTTATTGCCGCGACAAGACGCGTTTGCAGTGATTAAAAATTTACAAGAGGAATACAAAATTTCCAATCAAAATGTAATTTTTTTTCAAGAGCGTCGCGATTACACCATTCCTTTGGATACTGCCAAAATTTTAACAATTAAGGAAATGCTTCCAAAAGGAGAAACAATAATTCCCCAAAATCATGTATATTCTCATTTTCATTATCAATATATTTATTCTCGTTATCAAAATTTAATACCTTATCATATTTATTGTGGTATGGAAGAAAATATCGCTTTGGAAATAAAATCTTTATTATCAAATCATCAAAGAAATATGATTGTATTTCAAAATGAAAATTGGTTTTATGATGAATCTTTAAAATCCTATCTTAAAGAAGACGAGAATAAAGAAGTTCATAGCTGCTTGATTGTCGATTTAGATGTTGCACCGAGCTTAAATATTATACCGGCGGTGAAAGAAAAACGATTTTTATGGACTTTTGGTGTTCATCCGGTTTTATAATGCAATATAATTATTAAGCTTGCTAAAAAAAATATGAAAAATGAATTGTTTTAAAAAATTGTCTATAATTAAAAAAAATGAATCATAGACTAAAGAAATTTTTGCATCTCATCATTGTCGAATGCAAGGTAAATCGTCAAAAGCTTGTGGAAATGTGGGATAAGTCAGAAAATATAACCGTCAAAAGTAAATATAATTTGTATGTCAAGGACCATTATAAAGCATTGAAAGAAGAGTTTTCCGAAGAATCTCGCTCTGAAATTATGAAGCGGCTTCGAACTCAATGGTCTGAACTTTCTGATGTTGATAAGGCGAAATATATGGTAATCGAAGAAAAGAAACCCAAAGCACCTAATTCGTATCAGAATTTTTTCAAGCAAAGTTATCCAAAAATTAAACAAGAGCATAAAGATTGGAGGTTGCCTGAAATTTCTAAAGATATTTCAGCCAAATGGAAAGCGTTGAATGAAGAGGAAAAAGCATTATACAAGACCAGTACGGACGAAAAATACGAAAAAATTAAAACTGCACATAATCAAGCGTTGGTTCTTCAACAAGATAAAGAAGTTTTGCCTTGTCCAGTTGTAGTCGAATGTGTAGAACCAACAAAACACGACAAAGATGATGACATTTATTTGTCAGCTGATGAAAAGACGGAGATAGAAGGCACGATCCAAAATGTGTTTGCAAACAAGACACCAGAAACAATTTGTAAACTAGTCAAGGATAATTATAATGTAACCATTCCAGCAAATACACCTAAAAATGATGTGCTTGAAAAAGTGTATCAGATTGAACGCGAATCGAAAATCAAATCACAATTCGAGGAAAAAAGAAAACTTGTTCCAGAAAAATTTTTACAATTAAACAAGAAAGAATCAAGTATGTTGGATGAAAAGCGTGAGTCTTTGCAAAATATGGAATATTGGACTCTTTATTTACAATATCGAAATTATTTTCCCGATGAAGAGGATGAGGAATTACCTGCCCAAGATCTTATTGAAAAAATTATACAGCGCGAAAAATCAGACATTTTGCATGGAAAGATTTGCGAGACCATCGGAATTAATCCATAAAAATTTATTATATGCATTTTAATATAGAAGATCAACGATGAATGAAAATTGCTGTATATGTATGGAGAAATTAGTGATTCCAATTGAATTTACTTGTTTTTCGTGTTTCAGCTTTAATCAAATTGGATGTTCATCATTTTGCCGAGTATGTCTCGCTTGTGCTACATCTTTTTTACAGTTAGATAAAGATGTGGAACAGCGTGATTTTACAAAAAAATGTTTATATTGTCCTGGTACTGTGTCGCTGAGTCAAATTACAGCAAGTCGATCTTTGCGTAAAGATTTTACATTGATGCTTTTAGATATTTCTTCCAAAGAGTGTCCTTTTTGCAATAATTTTACAGGATCTCAAATTATTTTGAATCATCATATTGAAAAAGAATGTCCAAAATATTATATGCAATGCTCTTGTCACCGAGTGTTTAAAAGAGAAGATTTTTACTTCCATTTGTTTAACTGTTCAGCGCATTTGCATTGTAATCTTTGTACACGATATGTTTTAAAAAATCAGTATATTGATCACATGTTTCATAGTCATGAATATTCAATGTGTCATTCTTGCCAGCAGTTTATAAAATCATCCATTCTAAATAATCACGCCATCAATGATTGCCCTGAACGATTTATTGTTTGTGATTATTGTGCGGAAATGTGTATTTTTAAGAATTATAAGGATCATTTAGGCGAGCATTTAAATGGGGTTACGATGGAAATTCGTGAGATGAATGTTAATTATCAAGAACTTGTTGCGAAATACAAACAATTAAAGACATTGTCAAGTCAATTTAACGGTATGCTGGAATAATATTACCAAATAATTATTATGCTAGATTGATCGACGGAAATATTTCTTCTCTTTTAATATTTATTAACAATATATACAAGAACCCTTCTGCTAGACCGGTAAAACTAGAGTCCATCAAGGTACCTTCCTATATTTATTCTGCTACTGGTATATTTTCAAATTATCAGTTAGGAAATGTTATTACAATCGATGCGGTCTGGACGGTCTTGAAAGGAGAAAATATTTTATCGACCACATCCACAGGAACGTCTTCCGGGTCGGACAGTACGATAATTGTTAAAGTTTAGAATATTTGGAGTTGGAGTTGGTGTAGGGGTAGGTTGAGACATTTCTATAATTAATAAATATAATTATTCATCAAATATACAAATTATCAAAATCAATAGGATAACTATAATAAACCAATAGTTCCAAATGATTTGATTTTTGGGTTTCTCAATTTCCTCGGTGAATTGAATGTCAGATATAGAATTTTCCTGCGACAGTACAAGACGCTTTTGTTTATGCAAAGTGTACACATTTATTTTGGGAAAAGTCGAAGAAATCAGGGAATCAATCTGACCATATACTGGAAATAGTTCAAGTAAACTTGGTACAACTTTTTTATGAATCACCATTCCAAAGGTTCCAAATACTACACCGCTCGGTTTTGAAAATTCTGAATTTATAGTGGTAAATTTTGTCAATTCAGATTCGTGATAACCAAGATAGACAAGATCAAAATTCGCCGGTAAAGATTTTGTATAACGATTCCAAATACTCAAAAAATCCTGACTAAATACAATGTCATCTTCTATCACCAATACACAATCGTGATTTTCTTGCATTATTTTTAAAAAAATTGATCGATGAGACAAGGCACAACCCATACCACCTTTTGTCATATAATAACCCGGAATAAATTTATCATACTTTGTGTTGGCTTGATCAATGGCTTGTTGTGTAAAGTATTGCTTTATTGTTTTTTCATCCAAGTTTTTTCCATCAATGGCCGAAATGCGTTCAACTGGTCCTTTCCAGCCAATTTTGAATAATTCCTTTTTTACCATTTCATTTCTTTCACGACGACGATCTAAATTAATATAAAATATTTTGGTAAACATTTATTATCAATGAAAAAAAAATTTCCAATTTGCCAACAATATTATCAAAATACCAATGTTTACGATATAAATATATTTTGAAATATATTGTACACAAAAGGATGCTACTAATCCACCTAAAAAATATGAACTCAAGCTTGCAATCCATATTTTAAATTTAAAAGTGTGTTCAAAATTTTTCTTCATCATTTGACCAATACATATTCCAACATCGGTAATCATACCTGTAAAATGTGTTGATCTCAATGAATTATAACTAATACTACTCGTGATTCCATTTTGTAAACCAAGAGTCAATGTCGATAAAAATAATACAGCTAGACAATTATACGAATACAATTGGATAATTATTAATAATATAATTTCAGCAAAGACAGCATTATAATGAGAGGTCGTCAAAACGAAATCAGTAGGATCTAAAAAATATCCTGAACCAATCGTTCCCAATAAGTACATTAAAAAATTACCAAACACAATAAAAAATATTTGTGCATTTAATACATAAAGTTCGTAACCCATTCTTGTTATTAATCCAGTAATGTGAGATGAAGGTAATTGATAACAAGAATGAAATGTCAACAAGTTCATATAACCAGCATTAAATGTAAACAATATTTGTGTAAGTAAGACCCATTTTTTTTCAAAATGCATTTTGAAAATATCTGTTTGGGAAACTAATTATTCATTTTTTATTGACCTTCAGGCGCTTGTAACTCTTTGGGAATATCTTCCAAGGTATAGTTCCACTTTGTGTACCAATCATCTCCGTATCCAGCTCGAAGTAGTGTCACCTCATCAAAAGTTAAATGCTTGGGATGGAGACCCGACTTTAGACTTTCTGCCACATAGGCCAAAGCTTCTTCCATACAAATGGTGGGATCATTATAATTAGGTGCGCCAGTATCCAAATTAAAGGATTTGTAAAAGTTTTCACCAAATTTTTGGTACTTTTCTTTTTCTTCATCAGAAACTTTTTCCAAGAATGATTTCTTCATCTTTTCAAAAAAATCAGTAGCTACAGGATTCGACATTTTTTCCTTATGGTTTATATATGTTTAAATCAATTAATCACTTTTACTCAAAAGTTTTGTATATAATGCATCAATATTGCAACTTTTTCGTCTAGAACAAATAAATAAAACATGGTTATCCGACCTAGTTTTGATGAAATACACGGGATCATCAAAAGGTAGTTTTCTAGATTTACGATTAAGATATTGCAAGGCTTCATCATAAGAACCGCTGTAAAATTTATAATACACATAATCCGATTCAATAAGCACTTTTTTCATCTTGGCACGGGAACTAACTACAATTTAAATATAAACAATTTAAAAAATCATTTTTCGATTTTATAAAATAAATGTTTCGTTCACGAAGAATACCGTTAATATATGTGCGTGGTCGCGCGATTCGAAGTCTATTGTATCCCGGTTTACAAATTGTTGGTAGGTCAATAAAACCTTGCTCGCGATATCCAAAATGCGATTTGTCCAAAGTTGATCCGTTGCAAGAATGCTCTATTTGCTTGAAACAATTGGAGGTCGATCAAAATAAAATTGTAATGTTACCGTGTCACGATACGCATGTATTTCACAAAATTTGTTTGTCAAAGTGGTCGCAACGATCTTGTCCCTTGTGTAGAAAATTATTTTGCTATTTATAGGAAATTTTTGTAGCACCATTATAGGGAATTGCATATTTATTATTAATCATCCATTGATTGATGTGAAGTTCTTGTTTTTCTTTATTGATAAAATAAACATCGGCAAGCAGTCGTCCATATTTTTCAGTTCCGCAATTACGCAAAATTACCATCTCCCCAAAAATTAAATCACAAAGAGCATCTCTGGCGGCAATTGCCAGCCTTTTTTCCTCGGCGGTCTTTCCTTTAATTTCTGGAGAATCAATTCCATTTAATCGAACAGAAAATCGGTATATTGGGGAGCCTGTATAGGGTAATTTTGCAGCAATTGTGATTGTATCCCCATCATATACTTTAATAACTTTTCCACCGCGAATCGGAGGAACAAATGGAATTGTATTTTTGTAGGATATTTCTAATAATTCTTGTGTTATCGTTTTTTTGGAGAAGCAGCAACTGAAAATAAACATTGTAAAGCTTTATTTAGATGGAAATTATTACAATTCAATTTTCTGGCTGTGAAATTTTTTCCATTGTAAATTCCAAATTTTCCTTGTCTAAAATCGTGGTTACATTAATCAACGAATCATTTACAAAAGAAATATTCAAAGTCAATCCGTGATCTTTAATGATATTATAGTAATAAATTTTTTTACGATACTTGACTATATTCATCCAATCATTGGGTCTTTTTAAAATGACAAGATCCGACAAATACAATTGCTCATTATTTTTCCATTGGGGTTTCATTGTAAAAATGGCAGATTCAGCTTTAGTGGTAATTAAATCATTTTGTATATAAAAAGTAGGATCAGAACGATTTGTAATTTGCCACGCACCCGATAAAAATGCATAAATCCAACTAAATCTCATTTTTCCTTTAAAATAAGATATGAAAAATAAATAATTTATATAAATTCCTTTCTACAAGTTGGACACGATGGTTTTATGCGTAACCAATCCAATATACATTTTGGATGATATAATTGAATGCATCCACAGGGTAATATAGTAATATCATCATCATCTAATACATCTCCCAAACAGATACTGCATTCATTATCCATTTGGTTTTCAATATCTTTAATCTCTTTGAATTTTAGATTTTGGCATATTTTGGACTTTAGTTTTTGAAATTTGTATTTTTGTAAAAATTGGTTTGATAAATAAACAACATACCGGTATATATACGGTGCGAAGAAAATTAGATAAAAAAAGATGGTAGAGTAATTTCCATTTAAAATATTATAGGTCATAATTGAACCTAAAAAAAATATGGTAAAAACAATACATTGATTCTCTGATAAACTCATTTTCTTTACTAAAACTTTTGATTTTATATTAATAATAAAAATGAGTTTGCAAGATGTAAATATTATATTTCGTTATTTTACATTGTGGACATGGATTATTTTTTTCATCTTTCCTAGTCATCCAATCAATTTGATTAATAGTATGATTTCTTCTGTCGGAGGATTTTATATTACTTATGTTTATCCAAACTTTCTAGATTTACCATTTTTTAATATTCGAATAACGGGTCCAAAATTATGGATTATCGATTTAATGACGCATCATTCCTTATTTTTTTATCAATTAAAACGACATACCGATGTTTTTCATTATCCTTTTGCGACGCTCCTCCAATATCATTTATTATTTATAATCTATTTTGCAACTTGTTTTAAACTGGAAAGTTATCATATAAGATGGTGTGATGTGTACAATATCCTTGGTTCTTATACCATTTTGTTTTTAATTTTACAGCGCATTTGAAAAGGTTCAAAGCCAAGTTTTGCCTGTCTTTTACAGAATGCCTTGCCATGTATATACGAAAAAGCATTCGTTTTTATACTAGGAAAGCAAATAATAATCATCGTGATCATCAAAGGGTGCCCAATCGTCCTCGTGCGTGTACAAGCTTTTCATGATTTTTTCATAGCGCTGCCATTTTGCTTCCAGATCATTCATTCTTGTAAGAAGCAGAATGTCTTGCATTAATTCTCGCTTTAGCATTACGACGGTAAACTTGATCGGATCCGTCATGTGAATATCCTCAGGATGTTGAAAATTTGTTTGCATTGCTTGTTTGAAGATAAATAACCTGTTCATTTGTGTTGAAGAATCAATTTTAGTATTAGAAATCAATCATTTCTAATATGCGTTCGTAACAATCGAAAAAAAATTTTCAAATTTCAATTTTTTATTTTGCAATTTGGAAATTTTTCAAATTTATTAGTTGTCCTTGTTTTGGGTACATTCCAGGATTTAAGAATAATTGAATATTTTGTTTTATTGATAACCTTGGGTTATATTGAGAAAAAACAACTTTTGTATCTGTTTGAGTTTGTTCACATTCATCAGTACAACTGCTCATTTTATAAATACCTAGAAAATGGATTTAATTTTGTAATCATTTTAAAATATTTTATAAACATATTATCTCTTTTCGATAAAAGTTCATACTCCATTCTAGAAACTGCGTCTAAAAACTTTTCGATGGAAGGACTACAAATAAGTGGCAAATAATAATTTATTTTATCATCCTCCCAATCCCACCATTTTATGTCCAATAATTTTTCAATTTGTTGCTCTGAAAATCGATACTTGATGTGCTCGCAAGGATTGCCTCCCGCGATCGAATAGGGTGCTACATCCTTGACCACATGACTGTTGTTTGCAATGACGGCGCCATCTCCAATCTCCACTCCGGACATTATAATAACATTTTCACCAATCCATACATCATTTCCAATGACGACATCGCCTCGAGTATTTTGACTGCAATTTTTGACATTGGGAAATGTGGACTTGTAAATAAAAGAAAAGGGATAAGTCGAAACAAAGGAAGTATCGTGACCAAACCCATTACCCAAATATATTTTTACATCTTTTGCAATACTCGTAAAGTTTTTGACTTTTAAAGAAGCATCATCATTTTTCCAGCAAATTTCTGGAGTTCCATAAGTATATTTTCCAAAGGTCATTTTTTTATTTGTGCCAGAAAAATGAAAATTGAAAAAACCAAAAACTTTTTGGACAAGCCTTTAAATCATGGATACCACTGCTTTATTTGAAAATCATCAGCATAATATTAAATTTATAAAAAATTTGGAGGAACAAGAGCAAAAGACGCTAATCGATCTTTTGCACACTGTTGATTTCATGTGCGAAGAGGAAATTCCACTAGCTCTTTACAAGTACATTTTTGAAATAGATACCAAAATTTTACTTGAAAAATTTGAAAATTGTTGGATTGAAGATGAATTGAAAAGCCTGATTGAATGGTGGCAAATGGATTCATTCAGAAGACAAATTCACGCGGCTCAACATGGTCATCTTCAAAGGCTCATTTATTTGAAAAAAAATCATCAACTCAAGTTAATACCGTGCATATTCCGTAAAGCAGTAATGCATTTATCCATCGTAAAATGGTTGCATGAGCAAAAGTGCCCTTGGAATCATAGTGTTTTTAGTGAAGCATGTAAAGTTGGAAATTTGGAAACAATACAATGGTTGTATCACCAAGGTTGTCCTTTTAATGAAGAGGCTCTAAATATGGCGATTCAATGTAATGATATGAAAGTAATTTATTGGATTTACTCTACTTTTAAAATAGAATTAACAGAAAAATATTTCTTGACGGCAATTAAAAGAGGAGACAAGGAAATTGTGCAATGGCTTTTAGATTTGGGTTGCCCTTATTCACATTACTGGGCAGTGTATAACAATTGTGTCAGTGGCTCTCTCGAAGTTTTGGAACTCATAATGACACTAAATCAAAGTAATGTTGATGGAGTCACATTTAGTGTTGGTCAACTGAATTACAATTTTTTGGCAAAACTTGCCATTGAACACGGTACGATTTTTGCAATCCAACATTTTAAAAAAGTCAAAAATATTAAGCTCTATCCTTCCTATTGCACGCACGCAATTTATTATAACAAGCTTTCAATGCTCAAATGGTTAAAAAAAAATGGATGCGCGTGGAACAAAAAATCTTGCATTGATATTGCAAAGAATAATTTTCATCATGAAATTGCAAATTGGATCACCAATTATAAACCATCCATTAAAAAAAGCTACAAATATATGACTCTAGTTGAATTAAGACAACTTTGTAGTGATCACAGTTTAGACGCAACAGGTAAAAAGGCGGATTTAATCAAAAGATTAGAAGCTACAAGTAATAAAAATTGATGAATCGATTCTAAAACAATTAAACATTAAAATATGGAACTCCGAGACCTAGATTATATTCAATTTGGTATATATTCTTCGGAAGAAATTGTCAAAAATTCTGTTTGTGAAATTCACAATGTAAAATTAACGGGTCCTCATTCTGTTTATGATGAAAGAATGGGTATCATGGAGCCGAACAAAAAATGTGTAACTTGTGGTCAAACAGAAAAAAAATGTATTGGACATTTTGGACATATTGTTCTCAATATTGATGTATTGCACCCGCTTTTTAATAAACTTACCATGCTCATATTAAAATGTATTTGTTATAAATGCTCTAGAGTTTTATTATCCAAGGAACAATTGGAACTGAACAATTTATTAAAGTATCAAAAGCAAACTCGTTTTAATAAAATTGTTGAAAAAATGGATAAAATCGATTATTGTACTCATTGTGAAACAATCCAACCTCGTTATTTGTTTTGCACTCAGGACAAGCATTTTTATATGATTTTTAAAATGGAAGGGGAAAATATGAGAATGCAAATGTTTGAAAGTGAAATTCGCAAAATCTTTGAAAATGTCATACGCGATGATATTATATTATTAGGATTTGATCCTGCTAATTTTCATCCGAAAAATCTTGTACTCAATGTGCTACCCGTTATTCCACCAGTTGCACGACCTTTTATTATTGCTGATAATATGACTTGTGATGATGATTTGACGATTCAATATCAAGAAATTGTCAAAGCTAATTTCCACATTGGCGATCCAAATACAAATGATAGTAAGCGAACAAAATTTACACACGCTTTGAAATTTCGTATCAAGAGTTTGTTTGACAATTCTGGAGATCGACAGCGAGTCAGTAATGGTCGGCCTCTCAAAGGTATCAAAAAACGACTTACAGGCAAAGAAGGTTTGATTCGTAATAATCTAATGGGAAAGCGTGTTGATAAATCTGCTCGTACTGTTATTGGTCCTGATCCTACTTTAAATGTTGATGAAATTGCGATACCTCAAGAAATCGCTGATATTTTATGCTATCCTGTGCGAGTGACTGACAATAATAAATTAAGTCTTGAAAAACTTATTCAAGAAGGCAAAGTTAATTTTATTTTAAAGGATGACGGTAATATACGGATTAATATTAAATATGCGACAATGAAACAAGGAACTCGTTTGCATTATGGTGATGTGATTCAAAACAAGAAGGAATTGCGAATCATAAAGAAAGAATCCGATATATTTTCATTAAAGAGTGGAGATAAAGTTTATCGTAATGGAAAGCTCGTTGAAAATACGGTTGCTAATACTTTCAAGCCCTATGAAATTAAAAAAGGAGATATTGTCGAGCGAAAATTATTTGATGGAGATATACTGTTGCTTAATCGTCAACCTACTTTACATCGTGGATCGATGATTGCGCAAAAAATTAAAATCCGACCTGGGAAAACCATTCGACTTAATTTGGCAATTACCAAAAGTTTCAATGCGGATTTTGACGGTGATGAAATGAATCTTCATTGTCCAGCAACACCAGAAACCGAAGCTGAATTACGAATTCTATCGTGTTTACAGCAAAATATTATAAGTAATCAATCTAGTAAAGCAAATATTGTTATTGTCCAAGATTCATTGCTGGGTGCTTATTTAATGACAATAAAACGAACCCCTCCAATACCACGTCAGCAATTTTTCAATATTGCTTTTTCATTAAATAAAGTTACACTTGATAGTCTTGGTATCAAGGTAAATTTGTATCGAAAAAAGAAGAATATTAAGGATGCAAATTATTATGATGGGCGAATGTTGTTTTCTTTAATTTTGCCAGACAATTTTTTCTTGGAAGAGCATAACAAGACGGATCGAGATGAACCCGTTTTGAAAATCCAAGAAGGAATATTGCTAGAGGGAGCAATTGGTAAGTCGAACTTGTCTTCAGGATCGAATTCGATTATTACTTTATTGTATCACGAATATGGTGAAATGCGATGCAGCCAGTTTTTAAATGAAGTCCAATTTTTGACCAATAATTTTTTATTATGGCATGGATTTAGTATTGGAGTCGGTGACTGTAAAGTCACGAAAAAGGATGAAATTCAAAATAATATTAGCAAGGCCTTTATTAAAGCCAAATCCATTGAAGAACACACTCAAGATCCTCATTTACGAGAAGTTTATATATTGTATGCATTGTCAGGCGCACGTGACACTGGAATGTCGATTGCTCAAAAAGCTTTGAAAGAAGATAATAATTTTTTGGCTACCGTGATTTCAGGAGCAAAAGGTGACTATTTCAATATTGCTCAAATTACGGGTCTTTTGGGGCAGCAAAATTTGAATGGAGAGCGAATTCAACCATTGTTGACAAATTTTACTAGAACTTTGCCGCATTATCCTATTGAAAAAGAAGATTATACAGAAGATATGCAATTTGAATCCTCTGGATTTATAAGATCTTCCTTTATTCACGGATTGAATCCGCGAGAATACTTCTTTCACGCCATGACAGGTCGTGAAGGTATTACAGATACAGCAATGAAATCTGTGACAGGGGATTCTCGTATATTAATAATGTATGATGGTTTACCAAAGGTGGTTGAAATTGGACCTTGGATTGATGACTTGCTGAGAAACGATTATGATCAAGTGATTCACTATGAGGAAAAAAGTATGGAATTATTACATTTATTTGAGAATGTTTTTATTCCAACCACTGACGATTTTGGAAATATTACATGGGGAGCGATCACTGCAGTCACAAGACACGACCCTGGTTTGGAATTATTTGAAATTAAAACTCAAAGTGGACGCAATGTGATTGTGACGGAGAGTAAATCATTGATTATTTGGAATGAAGAAAAACAACTTTGGCAGGAGATACCAACGGCTAATGTAAAAGTTGGAGATAAAGTACCTGTCACATTAAGTTTGCCTGATTATCCTCGGTCACTAGAATGTTTGTCAAAATCGAATTTTAAATTTTGTTATAACAATGGTGTGTTCTTAGGCTTGTTTTTTGCTGAGAATCCAAATAAGTATTTGACAGCATCACAATTAAAACTTTTCCAAGAATGGATGCCTCAAAAGCAAGTTCCTAGTGAATGTTTTACCGCAAATTTGAAATTTGTTAAAGGTATTTTATCCAGTTACTTTGTCATGGATGGAGATTATATTGGAGATAAATTTGGTGTGCAATCAGAATCAGAAATCTTTCTGGAAGGAATTGCTATGCTGTGTAGTCGATTTGATATTTTTACTCATTTAGAACAAAATGAAAATAAATATATACTTTACATTGATAATTATACTTTGGATTTTGTCAATGATACTGTTTTAGATCCGATTATAGAAATCAATAAGGTTGATGTTTTAAAGTATCCCAAAGTATATGACTTGACAGTTCCCAGTACGCTAAATTTTGCACTAGCCAATGGATTACATGTGCGAGATACAGCAACTTCAGGATACATTCAGCGACGGATGATTAAAATTGCAGAGGATATTCAAGTAAAATACGATGGTACTGTAAGAAATTCAGCAAATAGTATTATTCAAATGTCTTATGGTGATAATTTCTTGGATCCGACCAAGACAGTATTTATAAAATCAAAACCACTTCCTTGTAATATTAGTAGGATTATACAAAAGATTAATTTTAGCCACGAACAAAAGAGTCATTAAAGTTTTCGCAAGGCATTTAAAAAGAAATAGTATGATGAAAAAATGGATACTATTTCTAAAATAAATGGTAAATTATGCGTGCTGCGCAAAAATAAATATTGTGCCTTGCAAGATATAAGTTATTATGAATTATTAGTTATATTATATCAAGTTAATGGCAATCGTATGCCGACAAATAAAGAACTTGGTCATAATAAATCAATAATCAAAGAACGAGATGGGTTTTCAAACAAGACGGAAAAATGGTTGGATAATTATTGCTATAATGTAGGAATTTCACTGAATTGGATTCGTCGAAAATTAAAAAAGCATAAATTGAGTTTGTCTGATAAACGATTTTTTGTGTTTATATATTCTTCCTATTATAAGACAAGTCTGTGTAAACTGATTGAACAAATTTGGAAAAGTCCAACAGTACAAAAAGTTTTTATAGAATTGATGACCAAAGTATATCGGAGCAATTATAATAAAGTTGTACAAGAAATCAAGGACGAAGTTGCTTACCGACCCGCAAAAGTTGGTTATTATGAAGCATTGGATGTTTTTAATCGACATTTTTTATTATTCGCCCAGCAGTAATTGAAAAAATTATAAAAATACTTTAAAATAAATGCAAATCAATTATGATCAATTACGACGGCAAGAAGGATTAATTCGTCAAAGTCGGGAAAGCAGTTATTTCAAAGATGAACAACTGCTTTATCTTGCAATGAAATATATTAATGATCAAGACTTGTATAGCTTGGATGATTATATTCCAAAATCTGGTCAGGTTATTATTCCAAGACAGTATTTATGGAATGCAAAATGGGAGTATCTCCTTACCGGTGTACCAGAAGGAGATTTGGATCAGGCAATGAGAATCAAGGATTTTATCACAGATCCCGTTTTAAAAGAAGAATTGCTTCAAATGATTGCAATTTCGTATTTAAAACAAAATAATCATGAACAAGCCATGTTAATCCTTGATTTAATGAACATAAGTAGATTTAAAGAAAAATTAATCGAATTAATTGGTGTTTCTTGTGCTAATACAGGAAAAATCGAGACTGCAAAGCTTTTAAGCGATTTATCTAAATCATATAAAGAAAATATATTAATGGAAATTGTGCGTTTTTGTATTGGAGCCGGAAACTTGAAAGAAGCAAAAGAATACCTTGATTTGATGGAACATGGCCCGCATAAAGACGAATTTCTTGTCATAATTGGCAATAAGTACTTTCAACAAGGAAATATTGGACAGGCATTAACAATGTATCATTCCGTAGAAAAAGATTATTTTAAATATTGGCCACTTGCTAGAATTGTAATACATTATATAAAAGAAAAAAATCTTAAAGCGGCAGAGGAGGTATTCAAAACGATTGAATTTACTAAATTAGACGCTTTATTTGAAATCATCATTGAATATATTAAAGGTGGTTATTTTGAACAGGCAAAAAATGCAAGTAAATTTCCTCCAATTAAACAATGGAATAAACAAATTTTAGATTTTGAAATGAAACCAATGCAGTCTGATAAAGTGATATGGTCGTTAGTTCAGTTTTTATTAGAAGGAAGGATTAAAAACACTAAAATTGCACGACAAGTATATAAACTAATTGACAACCCACAACATAAAAAGAAACTTGGAAAAATTTTGGAACAATTGGATCAAAAGCAATTTCAAAAATATATAACACCTGTACAAGCCGATAAGAGTTTTTTGGAGCAATTAAAGACAATTCAAAATATGGACGATAAAAAGCAACACTTGCGTCTAAAATATAATTTTCAAAGTAATTCAGCATTTGATGAATATTTGAAAGTATATTTACAACAAGGAATACAAAGTTTTAATAAAATGAAACAGTTTAGAAGGAAAAAAAATGAATATTTTGCAGATAGAAAAAGTCGTAGACTTCCTATTGTTGATCAACAAAAGCAATCTGAACAACAAAGAATAAACATAATATCTAGAATTGATCGTTCGCTAGCGTTTCTAGAAATGATCAAGGCGCAACCTAATCTACATGAAAATAGTGTTCGATTTATACACGATGTACAATTAACATTGATTGAAGCTAATAATATTTTACAAGCGAATCCTGAACAGTACTATAAACGCAAAAACTTTTGGATTGATTTTTTGAAAAAACGCGATATTTATCTACACGATGATGTGAGTAATAAAAGTGGATTTCTGGATAATGTTTACAATATCTTGGATACGATTGAGAAATTACAAGAAAAACAACAACAACAAGTAAAAAAATTGACCTCTCGAATTAATCCAGCATGCATCGACGGAAAAATTGATGCACTTCGTCGTTACTTGTTATCTAGTATTGATACCGAGTTGCCTTTCTTAGCAACATGCGGTAATTTAATTACAGAAACAATAACTGCTTTACCGGAAGAAACTAAAAAAATGTCCAAAATAGCCTTTATAAATGCACTTTTGCGTAAAACAGATATTGATGAATTATTAATGATACTCCAAGTTGACATTGACTATCGTCAAAAAGCAGCAAAAGAACTCACGGATGTTTTGGGTGAACCTATTGTACAGCAAAATTTAATTGCAAGAACTCCTGAGGAAAAGATGCATTTGGTCGAGCTAATTGTAGACGGCCTTTTAAAGATTTCATTAGATATAAACGCTCAAGGGCAGATTTTATTTGGCTAAAACGAAGATCAAGTAATACCTTTTTAGACTTATTTAACGAGGAATTGCAACAATTATAAAGCCTCATCGTAAACAAAAGCCAATATATTATCTGGTGGGTGCAAGCCGAATGAGTACATTGCAAAAACTTTTAGCAGATCTTAAAAAAAATGAAAAGACAAAGTCTAGAGAGTTTTTGAGACGACTTGTTTCAAATACATTAAAATATCCTTGGGCAATTTTGATGTTATAATAAGAGGTCGATCTTGCGCTTTGGTAAATTCGACTGGCTGCAAATAATCAAGCAACATTCCGTAAATATAATAATAGGAAACTCCTTGTAAATTATCTAAAATCGGTGTCAAGGAGGAGATCAAATATTGGAAATCATAGCCGCTAAATGTTTTTGGATACATTCCCCATTTCTTAAGATATCTTTCCTCTCTAGGAACATCAGGGTTGACTAGGCGTCTTTGTTTGCCAAAATCCATTTCACATTGTCCGAAATCGCCAATTTTTACAATGAATGTACACATAATACCATTATTAAAAAAATCCCTCGGTTGTGGAAGCATTTTAATCATAATGTTGTCATATCGCAGATCAAAATGAACCAAATGACAAAGCTTTTCAAGTTCGGCAAGAGCATAGGCCGTCTGATAAAAGAAATTATACATATTGATTGGGGTTTCTAGACTAATAGATTCAGTATCAGTGTGAAGATACTCCATTATCAGGACAACCTGATCGTCTCTTTTACCAATATCCAGCGTTCGTACAAAAAACGGTACAACTTGTAGCAAATGAGTCGCAACAATATTACCACAAATTTCAGCCAAAGGATATTCGTAATCATTACTAAAAATCTTTATAACTACATTTTCCATTGGTGTAGAAAGTCGATATACAATTTCTTCCTTGAGCTCGATCCACTCGGTGTCCTTGGCATCAATTTTCTTATTGAGCTCGCGATTGTAAGTGTTATCGTCGATAATCTCCTCGATTTGAGCTTTATTACCGTCTTGAAACGCCTTATATAATTTGTCCAGGCGTTTGGTGTTTCTAAAAGATGATTCAATGGATTTTTTCATCTGATATTATAAATAGATAAAATATTAGTTTTGAATGAAAAAAATTGTGGGGAGCTTTTACAAGACTTCGCAAAAAAAAATTTTACAAGCTCAGTTTTTAGCTGCTTCAAACATTTTTTCCCAAATTTTTCCTAGTTCGTATTGTACTTGAGATTCATCTAATTCTAATTGTGAACTAAGAACCTCAATAATTACATTTTTTTCGTTTTGCAAGACGTTGTAAAATTCATCATTACATTGATTAATTATGTTTTCAAATTGTTCATCTTGTGACGCTCGAAGCTGTATCCATTGTTGAAATGAAGATTTTACACGGTCGTAATTACTTATTTCAATTTTAACATGTGGATGAAATCCAACCAAAACATTCACTAGACGAGCTAGATGACCGGAGGAGCATGTTCCAGCCATTTCATCTAATTCTTGGCGAAAACGAGTCCATAATTCATCTTGTTCCGATTGTTGCAAAATGTAGGCGGCAACATAATTCAAGACATTTTTAAGCGTAACTTTGACATCACCTCGTTGAAATAATGTTTTATCGGTTTTAATTCGTTGGAGAGCATTTTTTTGCGAGTCATTCAATTCCAGCTTGGATAAAACTGCGTCGTCATTAATCTCAACAGATTCTTGTTGCAAAATTTCAATATTTTTCCAAACAGAGTCATTGATGAAAGAATCGTGGACATTTTGATGATCATCATAAATGGTTGTCATTCGCGGTTGCAATGACTCGTGAACTTCCAAGACGATATTCGTATCTTGAATATATTGATGATGACGCATCCATGTATATAAAGTTTGTCTCTGTGCTGAATTTAATACATAAGAATGTAAATGTAAAATATCAAATGCTTCCCAATCGTCTTCATTTTGCATCCAATTCAATAAATCGACAACCATTTTAGGCAAAACAAAATCGTGACTAAACAAATAAGAAATGGCAATTTGTTTGGATCTCTTCTCTTGGATATCATCATTGTAAATATGCAAGTAAAGTTGCTTGGTTAGTTCCGACTTCCATAATTTCGTAGTGTACAAAATTTGGTGTTGAATTCCGTGATCACATTCAATAAATTTTGCAACAAACTCCAATTTCGAATCACTGTTTTCCAACATTTCCAATGTTGTTTGCCTCCATTGTTGAGCAACTTGATCAAAATTAAAAGATATTAAATGCCTCCTCATCTTGATAAAAAAATCCTCCATTTAAATATTAAAAATATTTAAACTTAAAATGAAAACAATTCTTGTCACTGGAGGAACTGGATTTATTGGAAGTCATTTGTGTGAAAAACTTTTGGAAAATCAGAACAATCATATAATTTGCCTTGATAATAATTTCACTGGATCATTAAATAATATTCGTCATTTGTTAATACCACCACATCCTCGTTTTGAATTCATACGACATGATGTCACCTTGCCTATTTTACTTGAAGTTCATGAAATATATCATTTAGCATGCCCTGCGTCCCCAAAAGATTATCAATATAATCCAATCAAGACCATCAAGACAAACATATTAGGAACACTTAATATGCTCGGGCTTGCCAAACGAACACGAGCAAAAATTTTGTTGACTTCAACTTCGGAAGTCTATGGTGATCCTAAAATTAGTCCACAAGTCGAAGAATATTGGGGCAATGTGAACCCAATAGGTATACGAAGTTGCTATGATGAAGGTAAACGATTAGCAGAGACCTTGATGATGGAATATCATCGTAACGAAAATGTTGATATTCGAATTGCTCGTATATTTAATACTTATGGTCCTCGACTCAATAAAAGTGATGGTCGAGTCATTAGTAATTTTATTGTTGCAGCACTAAAAAACGAACCAGTTACAATTTATGGACTTGGAGATCAGACGCGGAGTTTCTGTTTTGTAGAGGATCAAGTGCGCGGTTTAATAAAGCTAATGAATTCAAATTATAATTTACCAATCAACATTGGAAATCCACAAGAGATTACAATCAAGCAAGCCGCTGAAATCATAAAGAAATTAATCCCAGAGTCAAGCTCAGTCATTGAATACCACGATTTACCTGCAGACGATCCAATGCAAAGGAAGCCTGATATTAAAAAGGCACAAACAATTTTGGGTTGGAATCCAAAGGTGGATTTGGAAGATGGATTGTTAGAAACAATTATGTATTTCAAAAATCATTTAGCGGCGAATTAAAAAATAATAGGTCACAAGACCAATACCAACATATCCCATCGTAATAAGTATTGGGTCAATCCAATGTGGATAATTCTGTGTAATATTGATTTGTTTCGCAAGCCAAGATATACTGGGATTGTATTCCGCGATGGATAAAATATTTGAATTCGATTGTAAATGCATGAGCGACAGCACTTGGACAATACCAGTAAATTTATTATGATATTTGATTAAATATCCAATGTTGAATAAAAACGAAAAGGAATTATACAAAACAGTTCCACCTAATGTTAAAGTTGATTGATTTGTTAATGATAGAAGAAATAAAAGCAAGGTGATGAATAACATTGTAAAAAATACATTCAAAAAATATACCCAAAACAGGGAACTATAATAAGAAAATGGATTATAAGTAACAATACAATATACGATGGATAAAAATACAACAATGATGCTTTCCATCAAAAATTTTATATGAAACATGTCAAAGTATGGATACCATCCTTGGTCAATTTCATTTCGTACAATTTGTAAAGATTTGAAATATTGCTCCATAAAAAGCATCGGAAACATTGAACATGTAAAATAGCAAATGACAAGATGAATAAAGTAATTCAACTGTTCAAAATAATTGACAGAATGGACGATATTGTTGGTAAAATATCCGTGAAATCCAATTATCAAGCTTTGAAGGCAAGAAATGATAAATACTACAGCAAAACGACCGCAGATCATTGCCTTGTCTTTTCTTATTAGTAAAAACTCACGATTAAATAATAGTTTTGAGTAGGATGGGTTTATATTAATGTTTTCACTATATACGGAACAATTATCGATAGTAATCAAAGAATTATTCGATTTGTATTCGTCCTCCTCGTAAAGCGCAATATCAAAATATTCAGATTTTGGTAGCTCTTTCAATTCAATCGGTGCAAGTTGTTGTTTAGTAAGATTTTTATTTAGCATAAATACAGATTTGAGTTTTTGTTGAATATGAGGTCCAGGGGCATGTAAACTCATAATACAAACATTTTGGTATTTTTCAACATGTTGTTCCAACAAATTATATATTTTATTGCTTGTTGCTTCATCGAGACCTGTTAGTGGTTCGTCCAATATTAGCACAGGTAAATTTCTAAGCAAATGACAGGCAAGCATAAGTCGTTTTTTCTCGCCGCCAGATATACCACCAATAATATTATTTCCAATGGGTCGATTTAAGATGCTTTCTAGCAATCCAAACGATTCCAAGTAATACTTGTAAAAATCTTGGGAAAAATGTTCTTTTGTGCTACAATTGTGGTAAAATTGAATCGTTTGCAAGACAGTTAAACTATCCATCATATAAAGCTCTTGGTTCATATAACCACAGCCATTAAAAGGTTTATTGTCAAGTTGGATTGTCGCGCGATGTTTATAACGACCAGAAATGCATTTTAAAAGAGTACTTTTTCCAAATCCAGATGGACTCATTATAGAATGAATTTTACCTTTCTCAAAAAAGACATTAATGTCTTCCAATATGGTTTTCTTGTTGACGGTATAAGATAAATTTTGAATTTCCATTTTGTTTTTATTTTTGAAACTTTTATATTTTCCATCAAGTTTCAGAAATCTGTTAAGCAATTAATTACCACCGCCACCACCACCACCAGCTGTTGGTGATTGAAGGCAAGCTCGAATCGCAGCGATAATTTCAGCTTCAGAGCGTTCTTGTCCTGGAGGTGGAACTTGACCTCCACTGCTGGTACTAGATGATGTTGTTGTAGTGACCACAGCAGGTGTAGTAACAACAGCAGGTTCAGTTACGGTTACTGTTGTTCCAGCTGATACATCAGTTGTACTGGAAGCATCTGTATCGGTTCCGATAACTCCACCCGAAGGGAATGAAACAACACCACCGGCAGGAAGATCAGCAGGGATATCAACGGATGTTATCGCACCTCCGGTTGGCACGATAATTGGTGCTGGTGGGGCGGCGGCAGCGGCAGCGGGTGCAACAATGGGAGCTCCTGCAGAGCCAATGAATATTTGAACGCCTGTTGGAAATGGTTTCTTTCCATCACCTACATAATTTTGGTCTTGTTGATATTCTAATCCTAATAATCGATCAATTAAATCTTTTTTATTACCACTGCTGGTCTTGCCTTTTCTTTTAAGTTGTGCTTTCAAGTCGGTTACAAGTCTACTAGTCAAGAAAGCATTGTTAAGCTTCTTCTTTCCTCCAGCTACCGCAGCAGCAGTAGGCCCAGTAGTAACAGGTACACCTGAAATTACAGAAGGTTGACCACCTGGTATATCAACAGGACCGGCAGGTTGGACAACAGTAGGAGTGTGGACAACCATGTTGTCGCCGACGACTTGTCCACCAGGGGCAACAACAACAGTAGAACCGGCTGAAACTGCAATTGGCCCTGTGGAAGTTACTTGTCCACCAGCAGGAAGAGTTGTAGAGCTACCTGCTTCAAGAAACATGGTTACTGTGGCAGCTTTTGCACGCTTAGTTTTATTAATACCAGCTTGTCCTAGACCTGTGTATGTTTGACCTGGGCCGTATTGTTGAGCTTGAATGGCTTTAACAAGAGCGGGTCTTCCAGAAGATTTTTTAAAGCTTGTTTTGCCTCTATTTTTTAATTGAGCAACAATATCATCAACAGTTCTTGTCGCTAAAAATTCGGGATTGAGTTTTGGCATATTTTATTTTATTAAATAAAATTTATTTTTTGCCATTTAAAAAATGAGTAATTCATCACTTAATGATTGCAGCCCGATAGACTATTATGCACAACAAAAAACTGCTCAATTAGAGAAGCAAATTTATTATTTACAACAAGCCAATGCATTATATGCAAAATATTTGCAGAGTACTTGTATCACTCCTGTATTTTCGCTTATTGATTATCAAACATTTTTAACTCAAAATCCAAGCAATCCATATACGGGACCGATTGGTACAATTACTTACTATCAAACTGTAATTACAAACTCGTTTAATGGGGATCGTATTTGGACATTCACAATGGGAGGAGAACTTTATTATCAGGCTTTTTTTATTGAATATCAATTTGATCCGAATTGTGTTGTACCCAATGGATATGATTTTAAGACTTTAAATGGCCTTACTTTTTATAAAACTGGTTCGACTACGGAATATGAACCTCTACAAGGAACAATTGTCGTTGGAAATATTAATATATCAATTTCATTAGCTCCTAAAGTAGTAAATTTAAACTGGAATCCAGATACAGGACTATTAATTTTTAAATTCAATCTGTATGGATTAGAGTTTACTCCTGGTATGAAAATAGAATATGCTCGAATTAGAGAATTGACTTTTTCTCCCCAAACTCCACAAAGTTTCTATTTGAATCTAACGATTCGAGATGATTGCAAAACAGGTACTTTTTGTACTTAATTAAAAATCAAATCATTTACTTTGTATTCGAGATGAATCACTAACTAAAAATAAAATTAAAATTTATTTTTATTAGAATTCATAGAAATGAATAATTCATCACTTAATGATTGCAGTCCGATAGACTATTATGCACAACAAAAATCTGCTCAAATCGAGCAGCAAATTTACTATTTACAACAAACTAATGCTAAATTAGAGGAGCAAATAAATAATGAACAACAAAAGACTAGTGAATTAGAGGAGCAAATAAATAATGAACAACAAAAGACTAGTGAATTAGAGAAGCAAATTGATAATAATCAACAAAAGACTAGTGAATTAGAGGAGCAAATTAATAATTTAAATAATTTAGTTAATACTTATTTACAATCAGCCTGTATAAATCCTGTTTTTTCATTGATCGACTATACGACTGAAATAGTAGCTCCATCTGACAAACAAACTATCCCATTCGGTACAATTACTTATTATCAAACTGTAATTACCAATTCATTCAATGGAGACCGTGTTTGGACATTTACTTTGGGAGGTGATATTTATGCTCCATCTTTTTGGATAAATTATCAATTTAATCCTAATTGTGTTGTTCCCAATGGTTTTGATTTTGCATCGTTAAAAGATCTTGTTTTTTATATTGATGGTTCAACAACAGTATATGAACCTTTACAAGGAACAATCGTTGTTGATAATATTGGACTTCCGATATCTGATGCTCCGCTAATTGTAAGTTTAGATTGGAATCCAGATACAGGATTATTAATATTTAAATTTAGTATCACTAGAAACACTTTAGCCAGGTATGACAATTTTGATGCACAAGCTGCACTAATTGATGCAACTAGATTTGGTCAACAAACGCCCAAGAGTTTATTTATTAACTTGACGATTCGAGATGATTGCAGAACAGGTACTTTTTGTGCTTAATTAAAAATCAAATCATTTATACCTTGTAGTAATGTTGAATGTAATTTTAAGAAATTTGGAAAAGTGGGTTGGTAAATTTTAAACACTATTTCATCAGGAAGTACGACACGCCAAATAATTAAACCATCATAATTAAAAAGTGGCTCTTCAGGTAATATATCCTGTGTAAATTGTGAAGTAAATTGAACAAAAAACATCGTTTCAAACTCTTGTTGAAATGCAGCTAATTGTGCAACTGTAAAAAAATTATTTACATTATTGATACCTTCAAATCCACAAATGTATATATTTCCTGCGGCCCTGTTACATCTTATCTTATAAAATTGATCTAAGGGTACATATAATAATAATTCAGCCTTGGTATAATTTGCTTGATATTGTAATTCATTCGTTTTACAAATGATGGCGATTTCTTGGCCAGTTTTTTGATAGATAAAAGTTCTTTTACCTCCAATCAACAAAGTATTTTCAGGATGGTCAGGTATAAAATATTGATAATTGAAATAAAAGTAATCTTTGGAGTTGAATCCGAATATGGGTTTTTCATTCACCAACCCTACTAAAGTTCCATTTTCAATATCGTATAAAATTTTCGACGAATCCCATTTTTCACTTTTTGTGTTAAAATATGCAGTTTGTCCTAAACAAAATCTCCTGTTTTGAGAACCGTCAGGATTAAAAGTCCCGTCCCGAAAACGCAAAAATGAGATGAAAAAATTACCCCACAAAATATAATTATTTCCTGCTAAATTATTAAGATTCGCAATTGCAATTTTTTGCTGATTCAATTTATTAATATTCGTAACATGATATTTTAATAGATATCTTGTTGAGTCAGAAACAAAATAATATTGAATTCTCATAGTTAACGATGGAACTATATACTGATTTATAACAGGTTCTAAACTTGTCAAAGTATTATTAAGTCCCATATTGACAGTATAAAAAACAATAGTACTAGAAGTACTAATGACAAATAAAAGAAATCTCATTCTTACATCTTTTGCTTCTGGATTAAATTGAAAAACATCCATCAAAATATAGGTTTTATTGTTCTCTTCTGTTACCGCCAATGGATTTTCATACATTACAATTAAATTATATAGGTAATTAATTATGCTCGTTGGCACGTCATAAGTGTATGCGTTTGACATTTCTCTATTTTAAAAAATTTTTATTTTTTTTAAAAGTAGAATAATGACAACTCCTTGTATTCCAAACGCTTATACAACTATTTGCACTTCAACCATCTACTCCATGATTTCTGGTTTAGAGACATTGAAGCTTCCTGTATACCAGGACATAATTTTGGACAGTAATTCGACCACAGGCAAACCCTCTCTTTTTACGATTTTTCCAATTCGTTGGGCAGCTGCTTCATACATGTTGGTACAATCCGATGTTGACGGCTCCTTGAAATTTTGGTCCGTCAATATGACGGAACACAATGTTCTTACCGCCAACTACAATACATTCAATGTGATTCCAGGATTAATTGTAAACTATAGAAGTATTGTGATGCTTAAATATAAAGATAAATCCTTTCAATTCAAATTTTCAGTACCTTTTATTGATCAGTTAGTTGGAACTAAAAACAAGATTCAAAACATGTTTAATGAAAATATAAAAGCGTATGTTTTGTACGATAAAATTGTTTTTTGCTTTGTTCAAGTCGAAGGCGATTCATATTATCGTTTTGTATATGCTGGAATATTAGACATGGCCAATGATTACTTGCTTGTAAAAAACACAACTCATTTTGATTATAACAATGGAACTCTTGTAGGTCTCATTGATAAAAAACCATACATGCTTTACAATCGTTATGGGCTTCAATCGGTCAATCTTTATCCTTTTACAAATTATAGTCCATTTATTATCACTGGCAATCAATTAGTCATTGGTGGTCTTAATAATTATTTCTTGGAGCCTGAAGATGCTTCTAAACCAAACCAATGGAAAGTGAATTATTCATTTGAATTACAATACCAAGCTCCTTATCTCCAAACTGATGCTGTTTGGGGATATGTTCCTTTACAAACTATGATTAATATTCCAAATACTTGCAACTTCCCCTATCCAACAACCGGTCCAAGCTTTATAATGGCGTTTAATAATATTTATCTACCTACACAAGTCAATTTGGGTAATACTCAATTCTTGAATACAGACAATACTATCATTACATTCCACTTGCCTATTATTTATACTTCGGATCCTAAAGCCGAACAATGGAATGTATATCCAGAAGGCGGACCATTACCGCCACCAGATCCATGCTGCGCAAATGAGTATTTGTATTATTACTTGAATACAGATAGTATTACGATTTATCAACCAACTTTTGAAAACTTTTTGATGGCCAATGCAGGAGCGATTTCCATTGAGGATCTTAAATTCTCAGCGGAAAGAAATGAAGAATTCATCAAGGTACAAAATACTAAAATGTTTGGAGTGACGGAAGAATATCACATGTATAATCACGAGTATAAACATGAGAATTATTATTTTTTAGATAGTGAACATAAACATCATCATACCATAAATCATGGAATTATGGGTGGCGGTGGTGGTGGTGGCGGTGGTGGCGGTGGTGGTGGTGGTGGCGGTGGTGACGGTGGTGGTGGCGGCGGTCGCGGTGGTGACGGGGTGTGCGGGTGAGTGCGGGTGTAGCCGG